TAGTCAGAATCTCCAACAGCGAGATTCAAACATTTAAAGATTGCCGTCGCAAATGGTGGCTTACCTACTACAGAAGACTGCAACCAAAGTATAGAGATTCCACAGGTGCGCTTGTGCTTGGTACTCGAATCCACGCTGCGTTAGATGATTACTATGCTAATGGAACTCCACTTCTAGAATCCCACGCAAATCTTTTAAATGCAGAGAAGCAACTACTTCTTGCAGAGTTCAAGGATGTCTCTGAGCTAGAAAAAGAAGGCGAACTCGGGCACATCATGCTTGAAGGCTACCTGCAGTGGGTAGAAGAAAACGGCGTTGATGCTGAACTTGAAATGATTTCTACAGAAGAAGTTATTACTGCACCGCTTTTCAATGGAGAAGTTGAACTCACTGGAAAGCTTGATATGCGTGTACGTCGCAAAGGTGATGGCGTTCGTATGTTCCGCGACTTTAAAACTGTTGGCGGTTCTTTAAGCGAGTTTGCAAACCTTGCACCAATGAATGAACAGATTTTGACTTACATGCTCTTGGAATCCACCAAGAAGGATGAGTCAGAACGCTCAGATGGAGGCATCTTCACAATGTTGAAGAAGGTCCGACGTTCTGCAGCGGCACGTCCGCCGTTCTACGACCAAATCGAAGTACGGCACAACATCTTCACCCTACGCTCCTTCTGGGACCGTCTACACGGCACTATTGCCGACATGATGCGTGTTAGAACAGCATTGGATGAAGGTGAGAACCCAGCTTTCCATGCGTACCCACGCCCTTCGCGTGACTGCAAATGGAAGTGCCCATTCTTCACTGTTTGCACACTTGTTGATGATGGCAGTGCCGCAGAACAAGCAATCAGTGATAACTTCGTAGTAGCAGATCCATATGCTTACTATGGTCAAGAAGAAACTAAAGGAAACGAGTGACGCATGAGTGAAATCCAACGGTCTCTGACCGTAATGGTTTACGGAGAATCAAAGGTTGGTAAGTCAACTTTTGCCGTAACCGCACCATACCCACGACTCATGCTTGACGTTGAAGGCGGACACAGATTCTTGCCTATCGTCGTTAAGTACTGGGACCCACTGCGAGAGGAACCACCTGTAGCAGATGGAACTTGGGATACCTGCGTAGTCACAGTACGTGATTACGACACGGTGATTAAAACCTATCAATGGTTACAACTTGGTAAGCACCAATTTAAGTCATTGATTATTGACTCTATTTCAGAGTTACAAGTTAAGTGCATGGACAGCATCGCTGGAAATGAGCAGATGAAGATGCAGCAGTGGGGCGAGTTGCTTCGCCACATGGGCGGACTTCTACGCGACCTCCGCGACCTAACAATGCACCCAACTAACCCACTCGAGGCTGTTGTTCTTACAGCAATGTCTCGTGTGACTCAGGATGGAAAGCACAGACCTTACCTACAGGGTCAGCTCGCTATTCAAGCGCCATATTTCTACGACATTCTTGGCGCTTTGGCTATCGAATCTTTCCCAAATCCTGACCCGCTTTCACCTCCTTACAAGGTTCGTCGTATGTACGTCGAACGCACAAATGAGTATGAAGCAGGAGAACGAGTTCAAGGCCGATTGGGCTCGATTGTTGAGCAAGACAAACTATCTATTGATGTCATGCTCGACACTATTTTCGGACCAAAACAAGTACCACAAACAGAACAAACCACCACTACTAAGAAAGAAGCAAACGCATGAGTACTCTCAATTGGGCAGACCTCATTAAAAATGCAGGTGAATCTGCATCCTATGAGCCACTACCAGATGGCGACTATGACTTGAATGTTGTAGAAGCCGTTGCAAAGGTAACGCAGTCTGGTAAGACAATGTTCTCGCTTAAGGCACAAGTTGAATCTGGTGCTTTTGCAAAGCGTCTTGTTTGGGACAACCTAACAATTTCGCCTGAGAACCCAACAGCTCTCGGAATCTTTTTCCGTAAGATGAGCGCACTAGGTCTTGCAAAAGACTTTTTCGACCGTGCACCATCAAATGCACAAATTGAAGCAGCACTTCAGGGTCGACGCTTCCGTGCTCAGATTGGTCAGAAGACTTATCAGGGTAACAAGAAGAACGAAATTAAGAACTACTACCCAGCAGCGGGTGGAGCAACTGCAGGAGCTGCAGTACCACCAGCACCAGCTGCAGCGGCACCAGCCCCTGCACCAGCCCCTGCACCTGCACCAGCACCAGCTGCTGCACCTGCGGCGGCACCAGCAGCACCGTTTTAAGGTGACATCTGTGTTAGAGCCGCCCAACGTTTAGCGTTGGGTGGCTCTTCACATAAATGAAAAAGGACATTATGAAAGTTTTAATTACTGGGTGTACTGCACAACAAGCCTCTAAAAAGCATGCAGAGAGAACCCCTACTTTTAGTAATTTACTAGGTCAAAATTTTAAAAATGCTGGTATTGACGTTACTTTTGCTTCTCCTCAAATCAGCTGGGAAAAGTCATACTTAGAGGAGTTTGATTTGGTAATAGTTGGTATTGCTCCAACAACCAGCATCTCTGCTAACAAAATCTATCCTGCTTTTATAACAGCAAATAAGTGTAGAGAGATAGGCAATCTGTCTCTTTTAATTGATGCCCCAGAAAGTTTTAAAATCCCACCTTCGTTAAATGCTTGGACCAACGAAGCGTCAACTTTCAAAAGTTTTTACGACAGAAGAAAAAGTTATTCCGATGTTGTAGATAATCCAGAGCTTAAAGCCGAGATTAAGAGTTTTGTTGAATACCTAAGTAATGAGCAGTGGCCTACAACTTTTTACCCATCGTACCCATGGTCAACTACAGATTTACTAACTAAGTATTTGCCTAACCTTTCTGCAGAAAGCCTAGTAGGCGTGAGTGTGGATTCCTATATTCTTCTTCAGCCAGAAAAAACAAAAAACTACTACCTCAGTGATGAGTATTGGGTTTGCGATGCTTTTAATTCTTCTGGAAAAAGTTATGCTCAAATGTTGACAAAAAAGGTTGTCCCAATCAAACAAGACGTTTGGGAAGTTGAATCAGAGACTCTTACTCACATCCGTGGAGCAGTCGGAACGATTGTATCTACCTATAGAAATAATGAATCTTGGTGGTCTCCTGCACTTGCTCAATCTCTGTCTCAGGGGGTTCCTGTAGTTCACGATTGGAAAATTACTGGGTACATGGGAGAAGAGTGGAGACATCTTGCAACAAGCGTAGAGCTTATGGACACAGTGGAACGAACAGAGTTGGCGTTTAGTCAAAAACAATCATATCTTGATCAACTCCCTAGCCAAGATGATATAAACGAAAAATTAACTAAAACACTAAAACAGTTAGCTTAAACCTTTACTAAACAACTAAAAACTAATACACTGTATGAAAGGAGGTCAAATGTCAAAGTTAGACATGGATTGGGTTAAATCCCAATTACAGGCAGCTAAGGTAAGAAAGCCAGTTGGCGATGCCACAATGAAATTAATCGAACTGATTGAGTCTTTAGACCTTACTCCTGAATTTAAAAATAAAGCAATTGACATGTTTGCTTCACTAGCAAAAGGTCACATTGTTGTTAAAGAAAATAAAAATGAAACTTGGATTCCAGTACAAGCAGGTTTTATTAAAGTAGCCGAACAAGTACGAGTCAAAGCTAATGCTTTTGATGGAGAGCTCGGATCAATTCACAACGGACGTCGAGGCGTTGTTGTGGGTGTTAGGTACGGAGACGTCATTATTAAAAGTAATGATGGTAAAGAACCTGTTCTTGACGGGGCTCACTACCCACCAGCTAAATTAGAGAAGCTGGTCTTGACATGAAAAGTATTACCCTGAACATAACAGTTCAGGGTGATAGTTATGAAGAGCTTCGTGAAAAAGCTGACATAGCTATTGCAAAATTTTTAGGGACTAATGACGAAGGAGATGATTTTTTTGACGAAGAAGACACTCCAGAAAATTTTCAACAAGTCAATTACGAACTAATAGTCACTCAAAAAGAAGACATTACGTCTGTATACGAATACTCTGCACAAGTGATTGCGAAGGTAAAAGATGTCAGAAAATGAAGTAACACCCCCACGCATAGAAGCTCTTAGAGAAGCAGCTCGTATCATCTCTACTGATAGAAACACCAATTATGGAGACCCTGAAGATAACTTCGACAGAACAGCAAAAATTTGGTCTGTAATTCTTGGAATTCCTATTTCAAATGAAGATGTAGCAATGATGATGGTGGGTTTGAAAATGGCTCGCTATGCAAATAAAGGTGATTTCCAACCAGACACATGGATTGATATTGCTGGCTATGCTGGATGTGGTTATGAAGTAGGACTTCGAGAAGACAAGAAGAAGAAGGGATAAATTCTAAATGATTCGTCCGCCTTGGCAGTATGAAGACCCCCTTTGTGCTCAGGTAGGAGGAAACTTCTTTTTTGCTGAAGATAGAGATGAACCCAGTTTGCCAGGAACACCAGAGATAAATTACGAAGGTGCTAGAAAAATCTGTAAGAGTTGCGCACATCTTGTTGAATGTGCTTTGTGGGGATTAGAAAACGAAGAGTTTGGTTTGTGGGGCGGTTTAAGCCCTGCCGACAGGAAGCATATAAAGAGCAAACGTAGGCCATTCCCCTACAAGAAAACAGCGTAAAATTATTGTATGAGCGGTGGACCTATAGTCACTCCTACACCAGTGTGTGAACAGTGCTGGTTAAAAGAGCACGCCCGCTGGGAGCCACACAGTATGGATGACCATGGCAACATTAAAATGGCTTTATCAGGTGTAGATGTCCCCCAAAAGATAAATACAGGAACAGTTGAAAGTTGCTCCATTTGCGGGAAAATAACAATCGCTGGGATTTTTGATGTAAAAGAGCACAAGATTGTATTCTCTGCGGACTCTGAAGAGCCTCGAATGTATGAGGAAGATGAGTACCAAGAAGACGAACTTGGTGGCTACTATGGAGAAGATAGGGAGTAGTCATGAAGGATAAAAGAATCGGCGAGTCCCTCTGGATTCATTGGGATGGCGAAGGCTACATCGAGCAAAAGCTTTACACTGATAGCATTTATTATACTAAAGAGCATGTTGATCTTGAAAATGAGCTAGTTCGCAGAGGTCTAGCATCAACGCTGCAAAGAGACGGCATAGTTGATTCTCTATCAGATGGCTTCAATTCAATTGTGGATTCACATGTAGAAATTGGTTGGGCAGGTATTATAGAAGGAGAAAATAATTACACCTTCTGTGATGCAAATGGTGAAACCGAGTACGGTGAGTATGTAGAAGAAGTCTTTGAGTTTACTTGGGTTGAATTATAGTTTTATAGTTTTATAGTGTGTTGCTTGCTTATTTTATGGTTCTATAGTATATAGTCTAATATGTGTGGAAACCAGCTAACAACATAGAATGGCAGTCTGAAGCCCTTTGTGCTCAGCCTCAAAATACTCATTTCAAAGACTGGTTTTTTTCTAAAGACCCTAAGCAAAAGTACGATGCAAAAAACCTCTGCTACGAATGCCCTGTACGGGCTCAGTGTTTGCAGTGGGCTTTAGAGCACCGACAGATTTGGGGTACGTGGGGTGGCAAAGACGAGAGCGAGATACGTCGAGCACTCTCTGTCTCTTACAAGGGTGAAGAGATAAAACGCCGTAGATACCCGCACTGTCCTTATTGTTCAGCTCGTCCGTCAAAGCTAGAAACAAGTTCTCAGGAAATTCCTGGTGGTGGTAGGTGGACTGTCGCCAAGATAGTCACATGTACGGTATGTGGCTTTTCTTGGCGCAGTCGAACTAGCGTAAATGCTATCGAAGCTTATAAACAAGAGCGTATTGATAAATCTGAAAAAAGAGCACGCATTCGAGAGAAAAAAGCTCTAAAGCTGGAGAAAAAGCGTTTAGCTAAAAAACTTAAGAAGCAACAACTTAAATAATAAAGTCTTTCGGATTCATCTCAAAAGGTCTACTATTTTCATGTGCTTTTCGCATGTCTTCTCTAAAAGCTCTGTAGTGGTTTTGAGCGTATTCAAATTGGTCAAACTGAACTAACTCATCCATCGCTTGCTCTCTGGATACATATCCAAGACCAGCTAATGTCCACTTCCACAGAGAATCAACGCCCCAGAAATCCATAAAATGAAGAACACTTGGGATTCTGCTCTTTGACCTCTCGATGTAGTTTTCTACAGCAGGAGAGGTAATCTTGTCGAACTTAATAGTTTTCCAGAACTCAGAATCTTCTCTTCCACCTTGATAGTGGAACACTGTAAAGTCTTTATAGTATTCATACATTTTTTCAGTTTTAGCATTGTATTTTTGTATTGAGGCAGGGTTTAAAGTTTTCTCTTTTGTATCTGAAAGATATTCTTGACAGAAACTAAAGATTTGCATAATAGTTGCATGAATACTGGTTGCCTCTAAAGGTTCAATAAAAGAGCTTGCAAGGCCAACTACTAAAACATTGCCTTTCCAAAATTGGTCCACTCGGCCTGATTCATATTTAATATGCTTAATTGGCTCGATAGGATGCCCCATAATTTTTTCAGCTTCTTTTTGAGCTTCATCTTCAGAAATAAACGCACTGCTATAGACATACCCACAACCTCGGCGGCCTCCTGTAGGAGTTCGCCACATCCAACCAGAAGAGAGAGCTTCTGCAACTGTTACAGGTTGTACTTTTTCTTCTTCTTTGTATGGAACTATAAAAGGCATAGCTCTGTCTACAAGAAGTTGGTTTTTGTAGTCTGTCCACCCAATACCAACTTTGTTTGCCAATAATCTAACAAATCCAGTAGCGTCAATGAAGAAATCTCCTTCAATAACTTGACCATCTTCGATAGTCACGCTTTCAACTAGACCATCGCTAGTGACAGTAACATCCTTGATAATTGAATCTATATGAGTAGTTTTTGTGGTTGTAGTTATATACTCTCGTAAAAACTTAGCTACTTTGTGGGCATCAAACTGGAACCCATAACCTCCAGAAGGTGGGAGTTTATTTAGATCATAAGACTGCCCTAATACAGAAGATAGATAAGCTTTTTCAGGACCAAACTCTGCTACAACATAATTAAACAGATGGTCAGGAGAGCGCTTAGAAGTTTCTGAGCCGTTAATTGGTGCCCAATAAGAGCCTTTGTCTTTAGCCCAGTTGATGTGCTTAAGTGCATACTTAGGTACAGCATCGACTTTCTTAGCAAACTCTGCAAAATCAAAAGCCACTTTGTTTGGATTTATTGTTTGATTATTTCCAAATAAGGTAGAGCCATCTAATACATCATAGAGAAGACCGCTTGTAGCCTCTCCAGCTCCAATAATTCCTATTTTTTGTGATTCTATAACCACTACTTCATGAAACTTTGGGTTACTAGAGTGAATGGTTAGAGCGGTAAGCCATCCAGCCGTTCCACCACCGCAGACTACAAATTTCACTAGACACTCTTTTCTTCTGGATTTATAGCGCTAAGACAGAATTTAAGGTTTTCTGCAAGTCTTTCATTATCTGGCTCGATGCTAAAAGCGTTCTTTGCATGCTCTACTGCTTCTTCAAACTTACCTAAATAGTAAGCAGAAATTGCAGCAAAATCATGCGGGGCTGCTCCCCATGCTTTTGCTTCGCACAAATACTCTAAAGGTTTTTCAGCAATAGCGATGGCATCTTTAGCTGCCTCATAACACTTCTGCCAGTCCTTGCGTTGATAGTACAACTCTGCTAAATCAACAAAAGGTTCACGGCGTCCTGGAGCTTGATCAATAGCCTTACGGAACCAAATCTCTGCCTCTGCAGGAAGGCTCTTACCAATAAAACGCATTGATGCAGCACGCTCTGGTGCCCATCGAGCTGTTGGGAGTTCAAGGTGTCGCTTTAGCTCTACTGCTGCTTCTTGGTAGCGACCATAGAAATAAAGTTCTCGACCATAGTAGAACGCATTGCGGTCGTTGTATGGGTCTTCTTGAACAGAGAGAGCCAGCAAGGGTAGATACTGAGAGCGCGATTTTGTTGGGTCTGGGTGATGGTGAGTTTCTAAACCTTCAATCCATTCTTGCACTTCTTCGCGTCCGTAAACATATAGACACTCATGCACTGGATGACGCCAGCGGTAATTTTTCCGAGTGTGGATGTGGTCGTAGCTGAATTCCAAACCTGGAGTTCCATCATCATTCCAAGACCAAATGTGCTTATAGCGAGGACGTGTTACTCCACGTTGCCATGCAGCTTCAAGCAGTGGACGCCAGTTAGGAGTAATTACTTCATCCATATCAAGGGAGATACACATATCAATATCGATTGGTAAAGCTGCCATTGCTGCGTTTCTAGCGTCATCAAAACGCCAAGGGGATACTCGAACATCAACTACATTAATTCCAAGCTCTTTTGCACGCTCAACGGTGCCGTCTGTGGAGCCTGTATCGGCTATTAACAAGTAATCAGCTTCTTTTGAAGCTTCATACCATTTATCAACAAACTGTCGTTCATTTAATGCGATTGTGTATATAGCTACTTTCATGTGAGCACCCTATCTTATTTTTCTATACCAACGCTGATACCCGTCAACTAAAAGTTCGAGTCGGTCTGAATAAATTGTACTAAACGCGTCTATTGCCAATTTTGGCTCGTTTAAATAGCCAAGCCCAGCGGACCATTGATAGTCATCAAAAGCTATTATTCCATTTACATTTAAACACTCGTAAGCGCTTATTGCATCCTTTATTACACCATAGGAAGTATGGTCTCCATCAACATACACAAAGTCATACTTCTCTAGATTATTTTTAAAGAACCAATCACTTGTAGACTTGACTTTAATAATTTTTTTGCTCTGCTGCCCTACTAAAGTTTTTACATCATAAAAACTTTCTACAGACTCCCAGTTCATCTGATTATGAACAGGTTCGTCAGAACCCTCCCACGTGTCCACATCAATCAACACCGAGTCTGGGTTGTGACGTAGTATGTTGTCCCAAAGCCACACAGAAGCATCCCCTGTGTATGCACCTATTTGCAACATTCGAGCAGGTTTATTTAAAAACTCTAGTAGATGGTTTTTAAAGTTCTCTTGACCATCATTTTCAAACCAGTTGGGATATGTCATTTTCGTCCTTTCGTGAAATAGCTTACCTTAAATTACACGTATGGGGTAGCACCGCTATAGCTTGAGTGGGGGGTTCCAGTCCAAAATCCGTCTAGTGAGCCATCAAAATAGGTCCCCAAAGTAGAAGACCTTTCTGCCATAACAGAGTCAACAAAAAATACGTCTGTATTAGATGCTGAAGTGGTCACAATTCTTAATGCAAAAAAGTTAGCTCCAGAAGTTCTAGTAAAAGACCCGCTCAATCTAACCCAGCCGTCAGCACTAGTTAGAGCTTGAATTCCAATATTTCCACTAGATATAGCAGCTGAAGCAGTGCTTGTAGTGTATTGAAGATGACGAAGATAGTAGGTCGCATTGTCATTTAGAGTGTCAAGTTTCACATAAGCGCTGACAGTCCACTCTTCTGCGGTGTCAATAAATGCAATTCTTTCGACTGTTTGAACACCTCCTCCAGAGGTGTTTGTAACTTTAAGACAAGCCGAACCTGTGTTAAATTCGTTTGTATCTCTTACTAATGTAGTCCCAGCAAAAGGTGTCCAGTCAGAGATATCTACTTCAAAAGTCGGGTTTTTAATATAATTAACCCTGTAATCTAAATTAAAAGCTTCGGCAGGATTTTTTAAATAACCTGCACCAGCAATAGACCCGACATTTATTGGCATTTTAAACTAGCGCCAAGTCTCCGACGAGAATCCACTCGTTAGTTCCAATTTTTACCGCAGAAGCTACAGAGTAAGGAGCTCTCAATTTATTAGTTGGAGTTGCTCTCACTGTCACACCGACTGCTCCAGCAATGGTGAGCTGACCTGCTCCATACTGAATAAAATCGATTTTCTGACCGTCTTGAAAAGCAACTGATGCCTCAACAGGTATTGTTGCGACCATAGAAGCGCCGCTATCACATTTTAAAATTTTTCCAGCATTAGTTAGCTCTAAAATAAAAGAAGCGCTTTTTGTAACGATAGGTTGAGCAGTTGACCAATCTCCCTGAGGACCAGTTATACCTTGAGCTCCAGTTGGTCCAGTAGGCCCAACAAAGCCAGTAGGTCCTGTAGGTCCAGTGGCTCCAACAGCAATAGGCTTCCAAATTTGATCGTTAAGATCATATTTTTTTAAGACTGGCATTTTATTCTCCTATTGACTCTTAAGGTAGGGCGTGCGTCCACAGTGCACGGTTAGAAGCTGTTATAGAACCTGCAGAAATAGAACTTGGTAAATCTGTCTGAGCAGCAACTAGACCTGTAATTCTTGGAGGTAAAGCCAAGATTGCGTTAACACCAGCAGATGCAACATGTGCGTGACCAATAACTGTAGGAAGCGTTTGTGTGCTCACCAGTACAACTGCATATGCATACAAATTACCAGCTGTCTTGGTAAATGATGAAGTTAAGTTAACTTCAAAAGCGCTGTTAGCGGTTGAAAAAATTGATGTGTCGTTTGCAGTAGACGCTACCAAAGTTAAATCTCCAGTAGAGTCATTTACTGAATAGATTCCATATTTCACTAGTGTTGGGGTTGCACCAGCAGCAGTACCGCAAGCCATAGAAAGTTTTGTAATAGTTTCTGTTTTGATTGCTCGACGATAAGTTAGAATAAGGTTTCCTGATGCTCCATATGCAACACCAGTGAGTGGAGCTTTTCTATCAATGCTGCCTTCACCATTAGTTAGAACGTCTAAATCACCAAGTCTTGTATTCAAACCTGTAATTTGACTTGTAGCAAGAGTTAACTCATCACCGCCACCGACAGCGTGCGTTGCAGCGTGAATAAGAATTGCTGAATCTACAGTTGTATCCACCCAGATACTTGATACATCGGCTGGAGGAACTGCACCAGAAACTATACCTGTCTCACCAATAGAACCTGTTGGACCAGTGGGTCCCTCAGGACCAGTTGGACCAGTAGGTCCAAGTGAACCTGTCGGACCTGTTGGACCAGCAGCACCAGTAGGGCCTCCTGGTTCACCAGCAGGACCAGTAGCACCTGTTGCACCATCTGCTCCACCAATACCCTGAGGACCAGTCGCACCAGTAGGACCAGCTGGGCCAGTTACACCAATTGGACCAACAAGCGCCCACTCTTGGTTAAGGTCTGACCATGCGTAAACAAATTCTGAAGCAACAACATAAGCATCTCCAATTGCACCAATTGGGTTATCAGCTTGAAGAAGATTAAGAGTTGCATATGTTCCAAGAATACGAACGCTAGACCCCTGAGGACCAGTAGGTCCCGATGGGCCAGTAGGACCAGATGGGCCAGCAGGACCTGTAGGACCTGAAGGAGCAATACTTGCTACAGTATTAAATCCTGAACCCGTATAAAAATTAACTTCCTGAGTATCAGAATCAATCCAAATATCTCCTACAGAAGGAAATCCTGGTTGATTTGAAGAATAAGTTATATTTGCTCTACCAGCTTGGTCATAAACAAGAGTTGCAGAAAAATTAGCAAGAGATGTGCTGGACTTAACCCAAATTTGGTCTCCAGCATTTAAAGCAAATCTAAATGTCTCAAAAGATTGGCCCACAGAAACAGCCAAATTGTCGACAATGTAGGAACGAGTTGCCTCTACACCGAGGGCTTCGGCTGGTTCAACATAGATAGTAACAAGACTCTGAATATTAGCTCTGTTTGAAACAATTACAGAAGCAACACCAACTGTGTCGTTGGTAGCAAGCAGAGTAGCTATGTTTGCATTGGGAGTAGCAAGACCTAAGCGTTTTGCTGCCATTTGTCGCTCCTTACTTCGTCAGCTTTTCTCATAATTATACCTTTAAAATCCTATACCGTGGCTCTTTGGAAGGAGAATTTTCTTTGTGAAGCCATAGGTACGTAGGCTATCAGGTTAGCCCCGCCATGTACGCTATGGACATTCGTATAGTCGTTTGTAAGGTCTGTCTTAAAAAGACTAGAAAATGACTTATCTTTGATGAAGTTAATGACCTGTCTTGGGGTCCAATCTGGGTGCATTTGGTATACAAGAGCCGCTATCCCTGCAATTTGAGGAGCTGCCATGGAGGTGCCAGACAAAAGTTGTTGTTTAAAAGACCCATTTAAAAAGTATGGGTAGTTAGAGTTATCGTCATTAACTTGGCTCATTGCACTCATAATTCTTGACCCAGCGGCATAAACTGTCACTCCTGGACCAGAGTTACTAAAGTTTGACTTTCTCTCTGTAGAAGTTCCAGTGACTGTTTGATGGTCAATAGAACCTACAGTGAAAACACTCTCTCGTGCTGTAATACTAGCTCCTGGTGTACCACCTCTATGATATGTAAAAGCACCGAAGTCAGTAGTGATGTAATTGTTGTAATCAATTCCACCTTGGACATCAATTTTTATGTATTCATTTCCAGCAGCGTTGACAAATAAAATTCCAGCTTCAGCACCAGTTCTAATGTCAGCATCAACAGCAGCAACTCTAAATGGGTATCTATAAGTAGATGGGGCAACAAGAGCACCAGTGTGACCTTTTGCAGTGTCTAATACAGTACCTTCCCAAGTAACACCTCGGTAGGCTCCTCCATTTATAGCATAAAGAGTTTCTGACTCATCTAGTCCAAATGAAAAAGCTTCTAAATCAGCTCTATGAAATACCCCGTACCCCCAGCTGTTGACAACAACAGTAGGTCTTCCATTTGTTTTGTTGTTGTGCCAACCAATTAGTACATCAAAAGCGGTGTCAACATCAAAACCTGATCCAGGGTCGCTTGGAGCTTTCAAGCCCTCAAGCTTTATAGAATAAATTCTTGCATTTTTTGCCCATCCAAAATTAAGACCAGCAACAGTCGCCGCCACATGAGTTCCATGACCGTCATAGTCTTGATAAAAGCCAGAAGGCATACTTCCAGAGACACCACTAACTGCAAACCAATCTACAAGGTTTACTCTGCTTGCACCACTACCGTCAGGGTATAAAAACTCTGGATGATTGGCTTGAATACCACTATCTATGATGACAACATCAACGTTGGAACCATCTAAAACATAGTCATAGGTTCCACCTGGGTCTAGAAGGCTGGTTCCATAAACATTTGCTGGCTTTGAATGTCTTAACAATCCCCAGTTAACTTTAGGACCAGTCTCATTTGTAGTTTTATCAAAAGTTCCAGTTTGAAAAGCTAACTTTTGTGGTTTAAAAATGCTTAAGTCTTGTACATCAGAAACGCGAGGGTCTTGTCTTAGAAACTCTGCTTCTCTATCTGTTAGCCAGTATGAAGTGTTTAGAGGGTTTTCTGGTCTCTCGTTTGCCACTTCCACGGCTCTAATAGGGATAGTAGTTAAATTACTCCCCTCAGTAAGCAGAGCATCCCACACAGCATCAGTAAGCTCTAAACTTTCTGTAGTAACTGTGTACTCTTTGTATTCACTCATGTACCAGTCCTATTAGATAGCCGAGATATCTTTAATTACGATAGTGTTGCCCATCGCTGGGTGTGACAAACATTGATATCTATATCCACCAGTAAGGTTTTGTCTGATTCTCCAATAAAGAGTTCCTGAGCTCTTACCTTGAGCATTTGAATCGGTAGAAACAACACCATTTGTGTCTACGTGGACTAAACCTTCACTAAAGTTGTTTCCATCTGCTGTTTGGATTGCAAATGGGTGACCAGCATTAGCAAGATTGAAAGCAATAGTAGTTCCAGAGATAGCATAAATTGTTGGGTTGTTAGACAATCCGTAGTGACTTGTAAATCTATAGGCAGTTGTACCTTGATTAACAACTCGTAGCATAGTAATTGCTGGTTCATAAATTTCATCAACAGTTACTGAAGCAGAAGTGATGTCATTCAAAGAGCCAAAGTTAGTAGTACCTGCTGGTCCTGTAGGGCCAGTAACACCTTGTGAACCTGTAGGTCCAGTAGGTCCTGTTGAACCGACTGCTCCTGTTGGTCCTGTTACTGCAGGGCCTGTAGGTCCTGTTGAACCGACTGCTCCTGTTGGTCCAGTAGGTCCACCAGATGGACCTGTAGCACCTGTTGGTCCAGTAGGTCCTTGACCAGTTCCTTCAATCTCAACCCATTGAGTTCCGTTGTAGTAATACAACTGGGATCCAATTGGTGCATCACTTACGTAAATAATTGCACCAGCACTAGCAGTTAAGCTAGATAGAGCAGCAACAGTAGAACTTAAAAGTTTAAATGGTGCGTTAGAAATAACTTCACTCTCTGCATCAAGAGTTAAAGTTGTTGGAGAACTTACAGTAAATGTTCCAACTCCTGAAGCAGGAGGAAGGATTGTAGGGGTCTCAATCTGAGACACAATAAGTTTTTGTGTAGAAGCATCGAAGGTGATTCCTTGATTAGTTTTACCACCTTGAATACCTGTTAAATCTTCATAAAGACCGACAAATGCAGTTGAATCTACTGTCTCAACTACTGCAACACTAGAGCTGCCTGGTCCCTGAGGACCGACAGGTCCAGTTGCACCAGTAGGACCTGTTGGGCCACCAGATGGACCAGTTGGTCCAGTATCACCAGTAGAACCTGTCGCACCTGTCGCACCTGTAGGACCTACTGGTCCAGCAATTGCTCCAAGATTGACCCATGCAGAACCAGTCCACATGTAAGTATCGCCTGTATCCAGAGTTACATAAGCGTCATATAAAGTGTTTCCTGATGATGGTAGAGAAGCGAAATCAGCAACACTACCCTTCATAACAATATTTGTTCCAGCAGGTCCAGTAATACCTTGTGAGCCAGTTGGACCAGTTGAGCCAGTGGCACCAGTCGGTCCAGTAGCTCCCGTTGGACCAGTTACACCCTGTGCACCAGTCGGTCCTGGAATAATAGATGCGTCTCCCTGAGGGCCTGTAGGACCAGCAGCACCTGCTGGGCCAGTAGCACCAGTAGGTCCTACCACGGTAGATGCGGCACCTGTTGGACCTGTAGACCCAGTTGGTCCAGTTGCTCCATAAATAGGACCAAGATTTGACCAAGAAGTTCCAGTCCACAAATAAACATCTCGTGTATCAAGAGTTACATATGCATCATTTTCGGTATTCCCAGTGGAAGGAAGTGCAGCAAAGTTAGCTACTCCACCTAATAAATTAATGCTTGTTGCTTGCGGACCAGCTGGACCCTGTGGACCAGTAGCACCAGTTGGGCCTTCATTACCACCTAGACCAACAGGACCAGTAGCACCAGTTGGGCCTGTAGTACCAGTAGGACCTGTTGGGCCACCAGATGGACCAGTTGGTCCAGTAGCGCCAGCGGCTCCAGTTGGACCAGTTGGTCCAGAAGTTACACCAGTACCTACAATTTCCCAGCCGTTTGTAGTCTTCTGCTCTAGAGCACCTGCACCACCATTTAGTTCTGTATTAAATCGAACATAACCAACTTCAGCAGTAGAGCGACGCTCTGCTGTTGTTCCAATGTCAATATAAACAGTGTTATACAAACCTCTAATTTCTTTATTAGTAAAAGTTTGTACGAGGTTTTCAGGAAGAGCTGAATCCTCTTGAGCGATACCTACACAGCTAAATGAAGCATTTGATGTACTAGAACGTACCCAAAGTGTGTCGCCTGGATTGACAGCAAATCTAAAGGTTTCAAAAGAAGAGCCAACAGGTACATCTAAGTTAAAAGCAATGTACGCAAAGTTAAGAGCGATTACAGCATTAGCTGGTGCAATCCAAATACTTACTTTACATGCTGGTACTGCTACTACACCTTTATTGGCAATAATTACTGAAACAAGGTGCGCTTCAGAAAATGTAGCAAGAACAGTATCAGTATTACCCGTTGGGTTCTGAATCCCAAGTCGCTGAATTGGCATGTGTCTCTCCTACGCCTGAGCTTCTGCCCATGACATCTTCGCTGAGGTTACTGTAGCGTTACCAGTCAATCTAGATACTGCAATTGTCAAGATGTCTGGACCATCTGGGAAAATTGAGTCTCCACCAAGAATAGAGTTTGACAACTCAAACAGGCTTGAAACATCTACCACAGTGGTGTCTTCAGCACCGCTAGCACCACCAGCAGCACGGAAGTTGTAAACCTGAACTCCACCAGATACTGTGTCCTGAGCTGTGTGCTCAACAATTTGAGTCAAGGAAGGTGTATCTACACCCACGAAGTTTAGGTTGTTTAGACGTGGATTTAGAAGAACCTTACAGTCAACCAACTGTGTCGTAGACACACCAATTTCCTGCAAACGTAACTGCATTCGGTTGATAACGTCTCGGTCACCAAGCTTACCTGTCAAACCTTCAGATACTGAAGGAGAGAGGCGAATTGATAACAATGGCTGGTAGTTAGGACCAGATGTGTTATTCAATGAGCCATTTGGATACAAGAAGTAGGTGTACTGAGTATTTCCTTGGGTAGTAAAGTTGATAACTTCACACATGATAATTGTATTATCAGCTGCGCTAGCAACTGTTGCCGACGTTGAGGCAGTGTATGTAAATGTAGTTGCGTTAGAAACTGTCACATAGAACGGACCATTTGGCACACGGGTTGAGCCGTATACACCGACATACATACCAGTTGATAGGTTGTGTGGAAGTGTGGTTGTAATAGTTACAGTATTACCAGATTGAGCGCTTGTGATAGCTTGACCACCACTATAACCAGCTCCTCTTGAAATAGTTACGTTTGGAGGAGTCAAGTGAATCAAGTTAGGTGAGTTGACCAGAACTCCATACAACGCATCGTTAGTCAAGTTAGCTCTTGTGTTAGAACCGACAACCTGAGTTGCTGGGTTCAAAAGGTTATTACCTGGGAATCCGTTAGTAGCAATTGACTGGAACTGTAGCAAATCACCAGTTGCAAAACCGTGACTCTGTACAGTAAACAAGTCAGTTGTTAGGTTGATACCAGATGAAGCAAATGACTTAGCGGTTGTTCCTCTAACCTCGAGAGTCTGGCTTGAACCAGTGAAGAGGTATGCGTTGTCATCATCGAAACGACCATCCATGATGACCGAGGTACCCCAGTGGAAGAGGTAAGGAATGTAAGTTGGGTTCTCGTAAGTTACAACTTCATAACGACCTGGCAAGTTACCTGAACGGAAGTATGACTCGAACAAGTTGTTGTTGTGAACGAACTCGTGAACGTACTGTACTTGACCATCTGTAGTCTTGAAACCGAAGCGAATCTTACCCGCACCGTACCAAGAGTAGTCAATGTAAGCCATCTGAATACGAGAAATATTTAGGTTGTAACCTGTAGGACCAGAACCGTCGCAAACGTCAATGTTCCACTGACTTTGAGGAACTCGGGTATCTACAGTCTTTGTCATAACAATACCTGACTTAGCAGGTACAAATGAGTGAACTGTAGTTGTTCCTGTAGTAGACAAATCTACGTTAATCTCAGAATCTGGGTCAGCAACAAGTTTAAAGCTGTTGTTGTTAATCAAATCAACGTAGTAAGTACGACCGTTAATCATTCCACCAATAGGCTCACCGTCAATGGAGTTGTAAATAACTGGTAGACGATCAGCAAAACCATGACCAATGATTGTAAAGATGTCAGTGGTTGTATTGACTTGAGTCTGAGGGTTGAATTCTTTTTCTGTTCCAGAAGAACCCTTATACTCAGGGCGAATTGACATACGTGTATCTGACTCAATCTCTGTAATTCTGTAAGACTGACCACGCATAACAATAAAGTCACCAACTGCAACCTGAGCTTGGAACGCTGTGTTTGTTCCAAAGATAAGCTCTGATCCTTGTAGAGCAGCTGCTGTACCTGCTAGCTGTTGAGTAGATGAACGACGTACGGCGTAGATAGCTTCACCATCAAACTCAAAGAATGCACCGTTCTGGAAGTCGAACATACCTTCACGAACAGCACCGTTTGACCACTCACGAACATAGAACTGAGGGAATCCGTAAGCACGGTTTTCAATAATTGGTTCTGTAGAAGTAAATCGGAATGTTGTTAGGTCAACAACTGTTACTTGGAACTCTCCGTTGTAAACAGTGCTTGTATTTCCGTAAGAATCTTCTGCACCATTTACTACAATAAAGAGACCAGAAACAAGTCCGTGAGGACGACGAGTCTTACATTCAACTGTAAGTGAGCTGAACTGTCTCATGCTCTCAAGGTCAATTGAAGGCTGGAAGTTAACACCGCAAGAAGACTGAATACCCTTACCTGACTGGTAACGGAAGTACTTACGAGTCTGACGAACAATTTGACCAAACGATGTCTTAGCACCTACTGACATCTCAACACCGCCATCGAATGGACGGTGTAGTGAGTAGCCCTGAGGACGTACATAGACGAATGTTGGGTATGAGTAAGAAACAGCGCTATATGCGTTTGCATACGGACGGTCCACTGTAATCTGAGTATCTCCACCAATCGCGGTGATACGACGAATGATTGGACCTACTGGAACAGTGTTTGTAAGAGTGAACCCTGTACCAGTACCTTGTGTACTGAAGTCAAGAGCCTGAAGGTTATTTTGAGCATCGTTCAATGTAGTATGCAGAGTAATTTCTGTGTTAGAAACTGCACGAACATAGTAGTAGTAACCATCAACTAGAGGTGTTGGTGGTACACCACCATTTGCTGCAAACTTAACAACATCACCAGTAGCAAAGTTGTGAGTGTCAACAATTCTGTTGTTAGTTGTGTTCACATCAGCGTCAGCAAATGTTTTTACTGTGCTAGATATCGAGAAATTACTTCCAGTACCAACTGTTGTGAGGTCAATAATGTTTGTATTGTTAGTAGCATCAGTTGATGTTGGGTGAAGAGTCATAGTAGACCCAGCGCTAACTGCTCTTACAAAGTAGGTAGCTCCTTCTACTAGAGGGGCTGGCGCGGTTCCACCACCAGCAGAGAACACAACTTGTGTTCCTGTAGTGAAAGTGTTGCTCTTTGTAATCAAGTTTGTAGTTGTGTTTACATCTGCAGCACCAAAAACCATAGTTCCATGCTGCTTAGTTATGTTAGGTGGGAATAGACGGAAACGGTCTCCCACTTTTAGAATCTTCGAGAACGCAGTACCAGTACCGTTAACAAGAACAGAACCAGATGAAACAGATACGGTTCCTGAACCAGTTACGTTACCGTTGATTTGGTCAGTAATAAGCTTGTGACCAACACCAGTACCGTGGTCGCTGATGTTAAGAGTAATACCAGCTGCAGCATTTTCCGCTGAAGTTGCTAGACGTAGATAGTCACGGTTGATTGCAACAACATAATAATCAGTGTTGTTTGTCAAACCAGCAATATCGGTTGCAGCATCTCCTTGGTCATATGTAACTTTTGTTCCAGTTGTAAAACCGTGAGAAGGAATAAAGAAAGTATTTAGCTCAAGGTCAATTGTGCCTCTTGGGTTAAACACCTTTGTAATAATTGGAACGTTTCCAGCTGCCTCGACAGTAAATGTCTGAGGAGAAGGTGTAGAAGTGATGGTGTAAATACCATCTGGAGTCTTTGACAAAGAACGTAGAGTATGGCGTCCAACACCAGCTGGGCTTGCTGTTAAATCAACAGCTGTACCTGCATCAGCATTTTCAGGAGTAGTTGCCAACTTAATGTTGTCACCATCTACGAAAATTACGTAATATGGAGTAGCAGTAGTCAAACCATTGACAACTGTCTGACCCTTTGAGTCATACTCAACAAGCTCTCCCTGCAAGAATCCGTGACTTGGAAGAGTGATTGTGTCAGTTGTGTAATCAAGCGATGTAATAAACAGCGAATGAGTACCAGTTGCTGGCCATGGGTCTTGGTTAGTGATGTTTGCAATAATGCTCAATGCTTTGTTTGTAGCAAGACGAACAATGCTGTTGTCAACTTTAACAATGTAGTAGGTGTTGTTATCAGTCAAACCTGGAATAACAACGTTTGAAACTCCACCCTTTGAGTAGCGAATTGCTTGACCAGACACTAGTCCGTGGTTTGGAATGTACAAAGTATCTTCAAGAGCGTTAACAGTCAAGAAGATAAAGCTGTGACCAGTACCAGTACCAGTGTTAGTGAAGTTGATGTAAGTAGGTGCGTTCAAAGAAGATTTCAACCTAATTTGGTTAGCATTGATAACTTCAGCCACATAGTATGTAGCTTGATCAATAAGAGGAGCAATAGCTGTTCCATCACCAACGTTGTAACGTAGAGGTTGGTCTACTAAGAATCCGTGGTTATTGATAGTTAGAGTATCAGTAGCTGTATTTACAACAACACGACTCAACTTAGCAGTTGTTGCGACTTCTCGAGAAGACGGAGCAGTTAGATTAATATTTGTAAACGATGGTGCAGGAGTGGTGCTCAATCGATAGCTAAACGCACTGACTGTATTTATGTAATAAATTGATCCATTTGTTATTCCAACTGGAGGAACTCCATTGAAGTTCACTTGAACTGCTTCACCATTTGTAAGAGTGTGTGGGGCAGCACTATGGATTTGGTCGTTTTGAATGTCCAAGCTAATTGGCACAAAAGCGTGGTATGAAGAACCAGCTGGTGCAACTGCAATTGCATTTGTACCATTTTCTGCGTCCTGTGCTGTTGGGTGGACACTGTTACCAGTTGTAAAGCTAGAAACTAGACTTACAATAACTTGACCTTCACCTGTGTGGTAAGAAGAAAGATTTGAAATTGGAGAACCATTAAATGTGTTTGCTCCATCAAATAAACCATTAGAAGTTGCAACACTTGTAGCAGTAGATACGATAAATGAACCACCACCACCACCAGACTGGTTTGCAGTTGTAGAACGAGCACCGCCACCACCAGAGTAGCCACCACCACCACCAGACTGACCTACGCGGTTACCGTCAGATTGACCACCGCCACCAAAACCACCATAACCACCAGTGCGAATGTTGGTTCCCATGGTTAGACCGTCTAGGAATGAACCACCACCAAATGTTGGTTCTGAGCTAAAGCTACCGTTCTGTCCGCGAGAGAAGAAACCTCCACCAGCAGCAGAATAACCAAGAGGGCTTTGTGCACGACCACCAAAACCAACACTACCGCCAGCTTGCTGACCATTGGTAGATGTACCACCAAGTCTTGTAAGAACACCATCTCGTCCAGCACCAGAGTTTGATTCAGCAGAACCACCACCAGCAATAAACAAAGGCTCGTTACCAGTTTTACGAACAACAAATGTTCCACCACCAGAGCCACCCCATGTAGCACTTCCACCTTGTTCACCGCGTTGACCGACAGCGATTGTAATAATTTCACCTTTAGTTAAAGCAACACGTCCTTCAACAATAGCTCCGCGGCCTACACCACCAGCTCCGTTACCATCAAAACCAGAAGCGCCACGAACGTTAAAGCTGTAAATACCAGAAACAGGAACTGTCCAGTCTTGATAACCAACAAATGCTCCTTGAGATATGTATGTATCGTCCCAAGTGGTGTTATAAGAGTTACGCATTTCCGTTTGGGTAGGGCCAACACGACCTGTTTTTCCACAGGTTGTAAAGGTGTGGGTACTGAAAGCGTAAAGCGCCTGTGAACCAGCAAACTCAGAAATTGATACGTTCTTTAGGAAGTATGTATCTCCACTAGTCAAACCAGTAAGAGGAGTTCCGTTTGTGTAGTACTTTACTGCCTGATTTGTTGGTGTTGATGCGTCAATGTTTAGCTTATTTGCGTAAACAATTGGAGTATTGAACTTAATTGAACCAGCTGTGCTATTAGTAAGATTAACCGCTGAACCATTAAAAGTTGTACTAAATTGCAGTTTCTTTGGTTGAGTTGTAGTTACATAGACAAGACCATTCTCAGTAAATCCTGTAACTGAACCAACACCAGATGTGTACAAAAATGCCACTCCAGGAGCTAGCGCCGCTGGGATAACGTTTGGGGCTGTGTTCTTAAAGTAGATAAAATCTTCATCAAGATTCACGTTTACTCTAGAAAAAGAGTGAGTACCAGTAGCACCAGCTGCTGTCACGTTAATAGGCATTTATGTTCCTCTTTGCTATAGTCTCGTGATTGAAATTTGACCGTTACCGCCACCAGAAACTTCTGAGTTGCTCTGGTTGGTTCCATTGTTATATGAACCAGCGCCACCGCCAGCGGATGACCACCATGAACCAGGTCCTCCAGCGTATCCACCACCGCCACCTGCTCCACCAGCCCATGCGCGACCTGCTCCACCGCCACCAAAACCACCGTTTGGTCCGTTGTAGTTACCGCCGTATGCACCGTTTACGAATGATGTACCAGGTCCTGCCCAGCCACCACCATTTCCGTAGAAGCCACCGCCACCGCCAAATGCTTCACCGTTACCACCGTTACCGCCACCTGCTCCACCATATGAGTTAGAGCCTCGAGAAGAGGTACCTGTTGTTGCATCTGAATATGAATACCAACCAGCGCCTGAACCGCCGCCGCCACCAGCAACAAGGTATGGCAAGTTGTCAGATTGACGAGCTACGAATGTACCGCCGCCACCACCGCCGCTCTCGCTTGAGCTACCTCCAGCTTGACCAATAGCCATCTTGATAGTGTCACCAAGACCCCAAGCAAAATCTCCACGCATACGAGTTCCGTAGCCACCACGAGTACCCCAGCTAGGTGACCAACCTCCAGCAGCTCCATAAGCTTCTACGCGATATGTTGCAACCTCTGGAACTGTCCATACAAATGTTCCTGTGTTACCAGGCATTTGAATGTACTCGTTACCCCATGAAGGGTTTCCAGCTCCAGAACGAACTTGAGAAAGGTTAGGTCCACCAGCACCGCCAGCACCACCCGGTGTAAAGGTAACGCTTGAGAATGAATACAAAGCAGGTGGTTGATCAAACTGATATGTATGTACTTGAAATGCAGAGATTCCGTCTACGTCTGTACCAGTAATAATAACTTGACGACCTGGAACAGCGATATTTTCTGTAGGTGTTCCAGAAACAACACCAGTTGAAGGATTAAGACTCAAACCTGATGGAAGAGTTCCGCTTGTGACTGCATAAGTAATAGGTGCAGTCATACCAATAGCCGTTACGGTTGTTGGAGTAATTGCGTATCTAGAAAATCCTGTTCTTGAAATAGTTAACGGACTTAGCTCACCAACGGTCTGATTCAAAGTGAAGTTGTGTTGGTCAATAACTGTAGCCACAAAGTAGAAATTTTTGACTTGAGATGAGTCAACTACTGTAAAAGCACCGTTCTCGGGTGAAACATAGCGAAGCATGTCAAAACGAGCATAGCCATGGTCTTTTACGTGGAAAATGTCTTTATCTGGAGAAACACCAATTTGCTTAAATGTTTGTGTACCAGTTCCACCAGAAATTGAGGTAATTGTTGTTCCAGTTGGAAGAGGCTTTAAAGTGAAGGCGTAGTTAAGCCCGCCAGTAGAGAAGAATGAGTCAATAAAATAAGTGGTGTTATTTGTAAGTCCGTTTGCAGCAGTACCAGTGGTGGTATAGAAAACCATAGCTCCGAAATACCACTCAAGAGGAACTGCTTGCGCTGAAGTGACGTTTACTAGAGAACCACTATAAGAAGTTACTTGACCTACTTGAACAGAGCTGTTTGCACCATCAAAAACTTTTGGAGCATCTTTAACAATATCAACCACAACTTCTGTAAGAGAGTTTGTGTTGTTTCCAGCAAAAGTACGTGCTTGGTTAGCTAGCTGGAATGTTCCTGTCATTGTGGTTGGGATTTCAATGACATCGCCATCTGGAACTGCTGAAACTTGGAAAGTAGAGCTAGAAGTTCCTAGAGCAGTTGCTGTTTTTAGGAAGACAACGCCGCGAGGATTAGTAGCAAAATATCCGCCTCCAGATACAACATCATGGTAAAACGGAGTTCCAACAGGTCTATTTGCAAAATTTTCTGTACCGTGAGCAACAGTAATAGTGTTGTTCACAAGGTTCTGGGCATTCATATTAACTGTGCTAGTAACACCAGCTACAGTTGCAGAGTTAGACCAGTCAATGTTGATTTGAGAAAGAGTGTTAGAACCGTCAAATGTCTGTGCTACAGCAGAGTTAGAAGCGTCAAAAGACTTAGCTTCGTTGTTATTTGCAGGGAATTCCTGCGAAATAGTTGAGTTTAGGTTCAGGAAGTAGAACGGAGTGTCAACATAAAAACCGTGAGTAGAACCTGTTGTAACAGTAAGTGTTGAAATTGATTCACCGTCTGTTGTAATACCAGCAGCGTCTGCTAGACGTAGCTGCGAACCTTGGAAAAACTCACCTGTAATAACTGAGGAGTAGAGGTCCTCAATAGAGTTATTGCCTAGCTGAATGTCGCGACATAGGTAGGTGAAAGTAGTTGGGTTCGGAATAGAGTTGATGATGTATGCACCATCGGCTGTAATTGATTTTGTTCCTGTTACGTTAATAGGAATACCGACCGCAAGCCCGTGTGGGAGGCCAGTGCTGACGGTAATTTCACGTGTGCCATCGTTAGTTGTGATGGCAGTGATGTTGGGGATAGTGGTGTCACCAGACTTAGAAAAGAATGATGGGGTGTTGTTAATAAGCTCAACAGTTTCCCACTTGGTAGGCTGAAGACCATATTCAAAGTCGGTATCGATGAGGTTTTCAGGCTCGGATACGCGAAGTTTAGTTACTGGGTCAATAAACTCCTTTGGGAAGTTAATTTCTCCACCAACACCGCTTGAGCCGCCTGAGCTACCACCTAAAAAGCCGGGCATTAATCATTACCTCTCTCACCACACACGAGATCTGTTAGTAGAATACCACTGCTACAAATCTTTGATTTTAAAAAAGTGCTCGTGTTTTGCATTATTAAGTACCTAACCACCAGCTTGTGCTAACCGCAAAAGAACCTACAGGACCTGTTGCTCCAGCTGGTCCTGTTGAACCACCCTGAGTCTCAATAAAAACTCCGTTGTAAAAAACATAAGTAATAGCGGTGTTTGTATCAAACCAAGCATCACCATTAACGGCAGTCAACAAATCAGGTTGAGTTGGGCTAGCAGTAAACTTACCGACTGGGCCAGTAGGACCTGTAGGACCTGGAACTTCAGACTGTGGGCCTGTAGTACCAGTAGGACCTGTAACACCACGAGGTCCTGTTGGACCTTGTGGACCTGTAACATTTGAATCTGCTCCTGTTGGACCAGTAAAACCGCGAGGACCTTGGTCTCCTTGCAAACCTTGTGGACCTGTAGGACCCTGAGGACCTGTAGGACCAATTGGACCACTAGGACCAGCTACATCTGATACTGGACCTGTAGGACCTTGAATACCTTGTGGACCAGTGTCACCTTGTGGACCAGTAGCTCCAGTAGGACCCTGAATACCTTGTGGACCAGTAGGACCTGTTGGGGTTACACGCTTAGCTTCCCAAACTAGTCCAGTCCAGACCCAGGTTTGACCGCCAGATGTGAACTCTTCTCCAACTACTACGGGCGTTGGAAAATCAATTGCTGCCACTCTGCTTGCTCCTTTCTGGACTAACTATCTATTTTACTTGGATAATTACTATCCAACTTCTGGTTCTGATTCATTTGAATTTTTTAATCCCACATATGCTTCTGCCCAAGTGGTGGCTGACTCGATAGACTCCCACGGACCACTCTCGTCAATCACGTTGGCACCATCTAAAACTTCAACCATAGGACCTCTTGGATTGTCATATGTCAAGTTGTAGCTAAACATCCTTACCCTCCTGAATAAGCAATTTTGCCACCGTTTCCAACAACAATGGCTAAAGACTCGTCGAAATAAACATCATTTACGTTGGATATACCTACACCAGAATTTCTTTGAATCCATTGAATAGAATCCGTTGAGGTAGCCACTTTTCCTGCAGTTCCTCCAGCTAAATAGTAGTTTTCGCTATTTGCTGCAACAGACCTAATTTGAGAGGAACCAAAGCTGCTTGCGGGGAAAGATTGAATCCATGTAAGACCATTCGTCGAGCTAGCAATCTTTCCTGAGTCTCCAACGGCAATGTACTTGTCTCTTGCTGGATTTCCTACAACTGAGAAAATTGTGCTTGATATAAAAGATGACCCCCGTTGAGTCCAACTGACCCCATTTGTTGATGTTGCAAGTTTTCCATCATATCCAACAGCAATAATAAGATTTGCGTCAGAGTAGACGTTGTTTATAAAAGAAGTTCCAAAAGAAGAAAGTCTTTGAGTCCACTCAATTCCATCAATAGAAGTAGCTAACTTTCCAGAACCGCCTACAGCAATCCACAAACCTGCCGCTTGAGAGTATGTGATTCCCAAGATTGCACTAGCACCAAAAGAAGATGAACGTAGTGTCCAGTTTATTCCATCAGTTGATGTAGCAAGTTTTCCAGAACTTCCTCCAACAACATAAATATCGTCTCCATATGCCACTGCATAAATATTGCTACCAGCAAAACCAGAAGTTCTCTGGGTCCAACTAGTTGAAACATCGTTAGATGTAGCAAGTTTTCCAGAACTACCGACTGCTACAAATTGCCCCATGCCATTTGTAGCAATTGAATTAATGTTGGTAGAGCCAAAAGAACTGGTAGGAACAAGTGACCAGCTAGTAGGTAAAAAAGCTACTGGCAGGGTCGCATGCATTGCATGGGTAGATATCAGCATTCTAAGCCTGTAGGTTTCCGCTTAGCAGCCATGAGTTAGCCCCGAGCTTAATCAAAGAGGCGACTGCATAACGCTGCTTACTTGTATAGCGACTTCCTTCACTAAGAACACTAACTCCTGCAGCACCAGTGACACTGAAAACAGCGCTGCCCAGTTGAGTCAAAACAATCTGAGAACCAGTGTCGAATGTATATCCGCTAGTTCCATCTGCTGGAATAGTTACAACAGTAGGAGAAGAGCTGTTTAGCTTAACTAGAGAAGCATTGTCATTGGCAGTAAGAGTTACAGAAGATAGATACTGAGGACCAGTTAGATTAAAGAATGCAGGGCCAGTAGGTCCTTGAATACCAGTAGAGCCTGTAGGCCCCGTGCTTCCTGTTGGGCCAGTAGGGCCAGCTACAGTGCTAGCAGCACCTGTCGCACCTGTTGGTCCAATTAGTCCTTGTGAACCAGTAGGTCCTGTGCCTCCAGTAGGACCTTGAATACGTCCCACATTTTGCCAAGTAGTTCCGTTCCAAACCCAAAGGTCACCTGTTGCAGAAACTACATAAGCATCGTTAATTTGATTTCCACTTGCTGGAAGATTTACGTCAAATTGAACAGTACCTTTGAACTTAATAGATGCACCTTGTGGACCTGTTGGACCTGTAGGTCCAATTTCTCCAGCACCGAGAAGTAAATTCCAACTTGCGTATGTATTACCTTCACCATTTACCTTGTCCACAAACATGGTGATGGTTGTGCCAACAATTGTGGTGATGATGCCTTCCATATAATCCTGAGGAAAGGCAGAGCTAGCTAAGCGAGCTCGAGTTCCGACAGCAAAAGCATCAACTTTATTAACAATAAAGTTTTCAGATCCTAAAGAAACAGAGAGGTTGCTTGTAGATGTTACTCCAGCAAAACTTGCCCCCGCTGCACCTGTAGGGCCAGTAGGTCCAGCACCTGTTGCTCCTGTTGGACCTGTAGGTCCTGGAATATTGGAAGCAGCACCAGTTGGGCCAGTGACAGATGGACCTGTAGGACCAGTCGGTCCTGGAATAGTAGAAGCAGCACCAGTTGCACCTGTAGCACCTGTAGCACCACGAAGACCAGCAGCACCAGTTGGACCTTCAGAACCAGTAGGACCAGTAGCGCCTGTTGGTCCAGTAGGTCCACCTGCAGGACCTGTCGGGCCAGAAGCACCTGTTGCACCTGTTGCACCAGTCACTGACGGACCAGTAGCACCTACTGGGCCAGTAGGACCAACGAATCCGCGAGGACCAGTTGGACCTGTAGCACCTTGTAAACCTTGTGCACCAGTTGGACCAGTAACACCTTCTTCACCTTGAGGACCAGTATTTCCGATTGGTCCAATAGGACCTGTAGGACCTCTTTCACCTTCAGGACCAGTAACACCTTGCGCACCTGTAGGACCTTGTGGGCCAGTAGGCCCAGTTATGTCAAAACCTCGAGGACCAGATGGGCCTGTATTTCCTTGTGGGCCTGTAGGTCCTGTTGAACCTGTAGGACCTGTTGGTCCTAGAACTGTACTTTGAGGGCCAGTAGCGCCTGTTGGTCCAGTAGGACCTTCGCTACCGCTCAAACTTGATGCAGACTCAACCCAGTAGTCATCAAAGTAAACATAAATTTTTCCAGTTGCAGTGTTTAACCAAGCATCACCTGCAGAAGCTCCAGTTGGAGGAGTGTCTGATGCTAAGAGAACAGTGCCTGTCGCACCCGTTGGACCAGTTACATTACTTGCTGCTCCAGTAGGACCTTGTGGACCAGTAGGACCAACAACTTGAGAAATAACTAAGTTCCAAGAAGTTCCATCCCACTGCCAAGTTTGACTACCTGAAGTAAATAAATCGTTTGGTGTAGGAGAATTAGGAAAATCAATAGCTGCCATTATCTACTCGCCTCCTATACCACTGACTCATATGTGAATTGGACAAGAATCTTGTCATTACCGCTAAACAAAAATGGAGTGCTTTCAGTAACTGCTACACCTTCATCAAATGTTGCAGACTGTGAGTGCATAAACAATTCAATTCTGTTTGTAAAGTTATTGTTGAAAATTGCAGTTCCAAAGTAAGTAATACCTGGACCTTCATCTCGCATAACCACTTGCCCTACAGGCTGGTAATTTTCGACAATACCGTTTGAAGGAAGGCTTAGAGAATAAGTTCCACTTCCTCTGTTAAATCCAGAAGTTCCAGCTTGAATTCTAATTTCTCCAAAAATTGTTGCACCTACATAGGTATATCTACCTTGAATAATTCCATTACCGATTTGTGGATTAGTTGTGCTGCCATACCAAACAGGTGTGTATAAAGTCCAAGGTTCAATCGCAAAAGAACCTGTCGCACCTGTAGGCCCAATTGGACCAGGTGTAGTTGAAGGAGCTCCTGCTGGTCCCTCTGGGCCAGTCGGTCCTTGCGCACCTGTAGGTCCAGTTGCACCAATAGCTGTTGAGTCTGCACCTGCTGGTCCTGTAGGACCTGTAGGACCTTGAGCACTAGTACGAACTAGTCGCCAAGCAGTACCATCCCAGGAATAGGTGTTAACTCCATTTGTGTAAACCTGATTCAACGTCGGGTTACTTGGAAAATCAATTGCTGGCATGTTATCTCCTCTCTGTCATTCCTAGTTCGATACGTAAGAGCCTGTTATGTAAAGGACTGTGCTAGTAGAAAGTGTAGTTGGCGCTGTTCCAGTTACCGCGGTCAACAGGCCGTTTGTTCCTTCAAACCAAATCTTCATAGTTGCAGAACCTTCAGCCTGAGATACTGCCTTTACTCCATACACAGCGCCACTCTGACCTCCGCCTACGTCCAATACTCCAATAGCAGTTACTACTTGAACGCCAGTAGGTAGGAATGGAAGTGTCGCTGTCAGCTGAGCTGCGCTAAAGGTAGAGCTTGAGTACACAATTCTAACTGAGAATACAACTTCTTGACCATACTTTACATATTCTCCAAAAACAGATGGAGTTCCAGTCACTCCACCAGCAACAGGAACATATGTTGCAGATACAGGAGAACCTGTAGCACCAACTGGACCTTGTGGACCAGTAGGACCAATCTTATCTACAACTTCAATAATTCCACCGATGCTTGGGTCTGTAACATCTACATAAACCAAAGATGTTGGTGCATTCAAAGGAACGTCGTAAATAATAGTTGTATCAGGACTTGCACCAGACCTACCTTGAGTAGGTGAGTTATTAACAGTTCCTGGAACTGTTGAGGAAGAGAACTGACTTAGTCTCAATGCAAGTGGGTTAGCAGTTAAAACTTGGCTTACATCAATATATAAACGCTCACCACGTACTGCAATTAGTGTTGGGTTGTTGCCAACAATTCCTTCAACTGAGTATGAACCATTGTCTCCAGTAGAAGTAAATCGATATGTAACGCCACCCTTTGGACCTGTAGGACCAAATGGACCAGTAGGACCAGTAGGACCTGGCTGAGTAGATGCAGGGCCAGTTGGGCCTGTAACTCCTGGACCTGTTGGACCAGTAGGTCCAACAATCTGTCCAACATTGTTCCAGCTGTCGCCATCCCAAACGTATAAGTCACCATCTGCATCAACAGCACGACCATCATTAATTGTGTTACCAGTTGCTGGAAGAGCTCCAACATTAGCAACGCTTGACTTCATGGTGATTGAAGTTCCCTGAGGACCAGTAGCTCCAGTAGGACCAGCTCCACCTGTTGGGCCAGTAGGGCCAGCTACTGTTGAATTAGCACCAGTAGGACCAGTAGGTCCAATCAAAGCACCAGCTTCAATCCATCCATTAGTTGCTGTGTAAATGTAGATGGTGTCTTCTTCGTAAATTACGTAGAAGTCTCCAACTTCACCAGAAGTTGCGCCAGCACCAGCGATGAACTCAGCGTATGTGTTGTAGTAACCCTTGGCTTGAGAACCAACACCTTGTGGACCTGTAGGACCAGTAACAATTGGTCCAGTAGCACCAGTAGCACCAGTTGGTCCTACAAATCGTCCTCTATCAGTCCAAGCAATTCCACTCCAAATCCAAAGGTTTCCTGAATCAGTAACGATGTATGCATCGTTAGTCTGATTTCCGCCTGTAGGTAGAAGAGATGATGTATTTAAGTTTCCTCTAAATGTTAGAGAAGCACCCTGAGGACCTGTTGGACCAGTAGCTCCAATAGTTCCCTGTGCACCAGTTGGACCTGTAGCTCCACCAAATTCGGTACTACCAACTTCTACCCAGAAGTCGTCATAGTAAACAAATACGGCACCATTGTTTGTATCAAACCAAACTTGACCTGCTGCTGGATTTGACGGTGGAGTGTTTGCCTGTGGGATAAATTGACCGTCAGGACCTGTAGGGCCTACAAACTGTCCAGCATCAACCCAACCAAAACCATCCCACACATAAAGATTTCCATTAGAAACAACTACATAGCCATCATTGAGAGAGTTTCCGCCTGTAGGCAAAGCACCTACGTTTGCAACCTCTCCAAGAAGACTTAAAGCTGTTCCTTGTGGACCAGTTGGACCAGTTGGTCCTGTTGGTCCAGTTACATTTGATGGGGCACCAGTTGCACCTGTAGCACCAATCGCACCCTGAGGTCCAGTTGAACCTGTAGGACCTGTTGGTCCAGTAGGACCAGTTACTTCTGGACCTGTTGGTCCTTGAGGACCTGTAATTCCTCGGTAACCAGTTGGACCAGTAGGACCTGTAGCACCCGCAGGTCCAGTTACAGTTGAATCAGCACCTTGAGGACCAGTAGGACCAGTTGGTCCTACAGGAGCTGCACCAGTCTCAATCCAATAACCGTCGTAATAGACGTAAGTTTTTCCGTTGTTGCTGTTAAACCACGCATCACCGTTATTTGGATTTGTAGGTGGTGTTGTATCAGAGATTGCAAAATTACCAAGTTCACCTTGTGAACCAGTTGGACCAGTTGGTCCTGCCTCACCAGTAGAACCAGTTGGTCCTGTTGAACCTTGTGGACCTTGAATATTTCCAACGTTGTCCCACTCAGTGTTTACAGCATCCCAAACATAGAGGTCACCAGTTACTAAATAACCATCACCTGATGTTGGTTGAGTGTATTCAGCCCAGCCGTAACCTAGACCAGGTGCACCGCCAACAGTCCAACCACCAGTGGCAGCAAGAATCCAAACTTGCCCTATATGTGTAACTAAGTCATATAGTCCATACATAGCAAAGTTGTCCCAGTCGGCAGGTGGGGTTGTGTATGTTGGGTTTGCAGCAATAAGAGTTGCTTCATTTGGATAGGAACCAAGAATGGTTACACCAATACCAGCAATACCCTGCGCACCAGTAGCTCCAGTAGGACCAGTTACACCAATTTCACCTTGAGGACCAGTTACACCAATTTCACCTTGAGGACCAGTAGGGCCAGTAACACCAATTTCACCTTGTGGACCAGTTACACCTTGCTCACCTTGTGGACCAGTTACACCAATTTCACCTTGAGGACCAGTAGGGCCAGTGTCACCTTGTGAACCTGTTGCACCTGTAACACCTGTAGGTCCTACCTCACCTTGAGGACCAGTAAGTCCAAGCGACAATGTAACTAATTCATCATGAGTAAATGAGCCATAACCTGTGTAAGAAGTTACGTTGAAAACTACATAACTTCCAGGTGTTGTCTCATTAGTAGCAGTTCCAGCTACACAAGAAGTAATCTCATATGTGGCGTAAGTACCAGCATTAGTTTGACTTGTTAGTGTGAAGTAGCCATTTTGAATGCCTAAGAACAAATCGTGAAGAGTTGTGTTTATTCCAAAAGGATTGTCGTCTACTAGAATTTGAGTAGCTGACTCAAAAGGTAGAGTTACAAAACCTACATAGTCATTGGTTGGATCTCTATCTGCGGTGTTTGTTACATCTATTTTGTATGTCCAAGATAGAGAACTAATTCCACGTTCGCCTGTTGGACCAGTTGGTCCAGTTACACCAATCTCACCTTGAGGACCTGTTACACCAATTTCACCTTGTGGACCAGTTACACCAATTTCACCTTGAGGACCAGTTACACCTGTTGGTCCGACTTCACCTTGTGGACCAGTTACACCAATCTCACCTTGAGGACCTGTTGGACCGGGTACTGTGCTATCTGCTCCTGTTGGACCTGTTGCACCTGTTGGTCCGACTTCACCTTGTGGACCAGTAGCACCTGTAGCACCAGTTGGACCAGCTACTGTAGACGCTGCTCCAGTGGCACCAGTAGGTCCTACCTCACCTTGAGGACCTGTTGGACCAGCAACAGTTGAAGCAGCACCTGTTGGACCAGTAGCACCAGTTACTGATGGTCCTGTAGCACCTGTAGCACCAGTAGGTCCTTGGATACCTTGTGGACCCATATCGCCAGTACGAGCAAAAGTGATAATGATGTCTTCATCATTTGAGAAGGATGTTGCTAGACCGCTGACATAAGAAACAGGTACTGTGAAATATCCGCTGTTTTCGGTGATATTTCCTGTAATAGCAAACAATCCAAAATCAGCAGAGTTTGTTTTATTGCTGATTCGGAAGTGACCCTTAATTGGGCTTGTTGAGTCATCGATTGTACGAAGGAATGCCTGAATATCAATTGCACCGTCAGATTCATCATCGATGAACATGAATGTAGCAATCTGAATATCAGATTGATTAAATCTAAGTTTTCCTACACCTGGGTCTGCTTCAGTTGTAGTTGAAGAGAATGTGAAGTCAAATGAAGCTCCACCAAAATTACCTGTAGCACCCGTTGCACCAGTAGCACCTGTAGGTCCCTGCGCACCAGTGGCACCAGTAGCACCTACTGCTCCATCGGCTCCTGCGGCACCAGTAGGTCCAGTGTCGCCCACATTTCCTTGAGCTCCAGTTGGTCCAGTTGCTCCCGTTGCTCCTGTGCTTCCTTGAGCACCTGTAGGTCCAGCCGCTCCTGTGGCACCTGTAGCTCCTGTCTCTCCAGTAATACCTTGAGCACCTGTAGCACCAGTTGCACCCGTTGCTCCAGTTGCACCTGTAGCACCAGTGTCACCTTTGTCACCAGTACGAGCAAATGTGATTATTACATCTGCACCATTTGAGTATGAAGATGCAAGACCATCAAGGTGTGAAACTGGAATCTTGAAATATCCAGATGCCTCAATGCTTGCACCAGTAATTGCGTAGAACGCAAAGTTATTTGAGTCGCTCTTTAGCGAAATGCGAAGGTGACCCTTGATTGCAGATGTTGAGTCATCAATTGTTCGCAAGTAATTTTGAATATCAATAGCGCCATCAGACTCATCATCAATGTAGAGATAAGTTGCGCTTGTTAGGTTAGCGTTGTTGAACTTGAGAGTTCCACTACCTGGGTCTGTGTCACCTGTGTTGTTGCTAAATGTGTAATCAAGTGTGACTCCACCAAATTGTCCTGTAGCACCAGTAGGACCTGTTGGACCAGCTACTGTAGACGCTGCTCCAGTTGCACCTGTAGGACCTTGCGAGCCTGTAGCGCCTGTAGGACCAGCAGGGCCAGTCTCTCCTTGAATACCTTGAAGACCCTGAGCACCTGTCGCACCAGTAGGTCCTTGCGCACCTGTCGCACCTGTAGCACCAGTAGCACCTACGCCTGTAGCACCTGTAGCACCTGTCGGACCAACATCTCCTTGGTCACCCTTTACACCTGTAGGACCCTGTGCACCTGTTGCACCAGTAGCACCATCTACACCTGCAGCACCCGTTGCACCTGTTGGACCAGTAGGACCAACTTCACCAGTGGCACCTGTAGGACCAGCAACATTTGAAGCTGCACCTTGTGGACCTGTTGCACCTGTGGCACCAGTGGCACCAGTGGCACCAGTAGGTCCCTGTGCACCAACATCACCAACACGAGCGAAGGTGATAATTACATCGTCGTTATTATCAAACGCAGTTGCAAGACCGCTTAGGTAAGTTACATTTACCTTGAAATAACCTGTGTCTTCTGTATAACCATCGACAGCAAGCATTGCAAAGTAGTTTGAATCTCCCTTACGAGAGATACGAATGTGGCCCTTCAACTCACTGGTTGAAGCCATCATTGTTGTTAGAAGACTTTGGACATCAATTGCACCATCTTGCTCATCGTCAATGAACATGTATGTTGCAGCTGCAAGATCAACGTTGTTAAATTTAACTCGACCAGAACCTGGGTCTGAATCTGTTGTATTTGTTGAGAATGTGTAATCAACTGTTACACCACCGAATTGACCAGCAGGACCAGTTGCACCTGTAGGTCCAGTGACTGTGCTTGCTGCACCTTGAGCACCAGTGGCACCAGTGGCACCAGTAGGTCCAGTTGGTCCTTCTACAGTTGATGCTGCACCTGTCGCACCTGTTGCACCTGTTGGTCCGACGGAGCCTGTTGCACCTGTTGCTCCTGTTGGACCTGTACTACCTACAGCACCTGTAGGTCCACCAGCGGGACCCGCTGGGCCTGTAGGACCTTGAGGACCAGCTGGACCAACTTGTCCACGAAGGACGTCAATGCCCGCTGGGGAAGTAGTAATACGGTCAACCGTATCTAGCTTTGTAACCTCGACATCACTGCCATCGCCTTCTGGCAGATAAAATCTAAATTCTGTTGCTCGTCTTCCTGAAACTCTTACCTTTGCAGTCCAATACCAACCACGAGGGCTAAGGTCTAAATCATCTGTGCAAGGGAGTTCAACCGAGAAAGAGCCTGTATTATCAAGTGTTGCTGTAATTGGGCTAGATACAATAATTGCATCGTTTGCGTCTTCAATACGGCTAGATGCTGTAAAAGTAACTGTTCCTGAAGCGGGAGAGCCAGAACTCTTGAGGTACTGACCCACAACATTTCTTGTGTTTACGTCAGGAGAAAAACTCATCAGTGGTGCTCCAGGTCTCGATAGCATGGATTGAAATCTGCACAGGCAAGCAGATTCCTAAATCGTTCTCTATTGTACGCTGTTATAGACATGTCTATGTCTTAAATTATGCAGACCTAGGCACTGAAAGAACGCTAATATCCCTTCTCGGGTTATAGCCGTCCCCTACAACAAGAGTCAAAACTCCGGGTGGCGATTCTAGCCCGTGGCGGTCTCTAAACCACGCACTACCGGGGTCGACTGTTGGGCACTGGAGCCATAAACGCTCACCAATATCCATGGTTTTAAAGTTGTGAAAGTGTCCAGAAATCCAGATATCAGACATTCCAAGGGCGGTTTGACCAGCAGACTGCTCTTGAAGATACTTCATAACATTGGAACCTGACTGGTGTCCGTGGAACAAGCCAACCATAGTTCCGCAGATATTTATTGACAATGTTTGATGCGACTTCTCTGGGAATCTAAACTCAACATGAGAAAGATTTGCATTCTCAGCGCAAGCGTCCTGAACGGCGCTCGCAATCTCAACATTCCAACCATCTGAAGGGTCTGTAATAACTTGACGACCTGCTTCGTCATGGTTTCCATTAACCACTGGAACTATGATGCGCTCTGCTAGAGGAGCAAAAGCTTTAATTTGAGCCATAAGAACTCGTCTAGCAAGTCTAGTTTGTTCTGTAATTCCTAAATCAGAGGCTGCTTGTCCTTGAATTCTTCCATTTTGAGAAACATTACCCTCTACATGGTCTCCTGGTAGTGGAATAACTACTGTTCCTATAGGTCTTCCAATTTTTCTTAGTTCAAGAAGTCGTTGGACTCCCATCTCTGTAAGAGTAAGTAACCTTGATACCGTTGTGTCGGTTCCTATGTCTCCTTGCCTTTTTCCGATTTGTTGGTCGCTTGGAGCAAAAATAAAAGCTAAATCACCTGTAATTTTTTGTGAGACTTTTGATGGTCTCCACTTTGACACATCTTGTATTAATTTTTCTAAATCAAAATCAAGTTCAGAAGATTGTTTTGTGCTGGTTGGTACAAGACTTGCTCGAAAAGCTTCAAGCCAATCGCCTTTATGATTCTGCCAGCGAGATTTTCTGATGGACGTAATAGTCCAATCATTCGGGTCTAAATCAAATTCTTTTAATAATTCAATGCCATCAGGACTATTTCCTGCTGGTCTAGGAGTGGAGATAAAATAACCTTCGCCTTTTTCTGGGTCTATCTCGAGGCGAGGTCTCCATGATTCAGGAGTATTGGTCGCTTTTATATCCGAACCACTTGGCCCTGGGGAAATTAGCTCAGTGAGTCTTTCGGTTAAAGACGACATTAGTTCTCCTTATGTGCCTTATCTCGACTTGTATAGCAACGACATTGCTTACGTCGATGGAGTGAAATTGAGGCAAATGCAATTTCATATCCTTCCTCAAGAAGGATCTTGTGTACTTGCCTATTTGATACTGTTCCAGACACGGAACGAGTGGAGAAAATAATCTCTAAGGCTTCTTTATCTTCACCTTTTAACTCTGTCAAAAGCTTGCCTACACCGCAGGGCAAACCCGGTTGACTGCGAGTGGCACTGTTCAATTTATCAGCTAAACTCACTGAAATCCTCCAGTTTTCCTTATGTGTAGAGTTACCGTAAACCTTACAGTTACTCTAGATATGAGGATAGCAGTGAAGATATAAAAATAAAATAATTAGCGACTTCTGGCGTGTCGAAAACGCGGAAAAAAAGTGTTTCTAGGAAGAAGCGGACTTACGGCTTTTCCGCTTCACAGGTTGTTCAACCATAGGCGGAGTATCTGGAATTATCACAGATTGAGACAAAACTTTTATCAACAAATCCTTAGTTTCAAGATTGTCTTTATGCATCTCACTTAACTGTTCTTCCAGCCTGTTGGCTTTTCTAGCCACATCTGCTAGACTGAGCCCTCCATTCGCGTTTGGATGAATTGGCTGTGTAGCCACTTCAATCTCTTCACGAATGATTCGACGGAGTAGCTTTAGCCAAAATTTTGTCACGCCAAAAAAGGCTCCTGTAAGGGTAATTAGAAATACCAAGATTGCTGAGATATCCCCAATATCCAGAAAATTTGGGGTACCTGGTTCCCACCATGAGTTGGCTAAAGGGATTAACAATTAGGTACCGACTTCCAGACTATGGGACTATCAATATAGTTTATAGTAAAAGCTAGTTGGCTACTTTTGTTTAGCCTCTTACAGGGTATATTTGCTACACGCCGAAAAAACTCTTGACTCATATTGTAGAGTCGAGTAACTTTGGATTCATGACGACGGAGGTTATATGAGCGACGAGTCCTCCGAACGCCTTGTCAAAGGCGCAAGGTTTTATTCGAGCATCGACTGGAGCATTCTTCCCTGCCACGGAATTGTTAATGGGCGCTGTACTTGCAATAAGCCCCATGGTGAACCTAAAGAAGTAGGAAAACATCCCGCTCTCAATGAGTGGAATGTTATGTCTACACATGACCCAGCTAGGGTTGAACAGTGGTGGACTGAAAACCCAAACTACAACGTTGGAGTTCACTGCTCTAAGAGTGGATTTTTTGTAATTGATATTGACCCACGTTCTGGCGGTCCTGATTCTTTTATCAAATTTGAAGAACTAGTTGAAGGTGCATTGCCACCAACAGTAGAAGCCATAACTGGTGTTTACACAAATGACCGAGGTGTTGCTACTCGTGGTCGTCACATCTACTACCGTTGCGATGATTCAGAAGGTCTTATTGGAAATCTTTCCAAAATGGGACTTAATGGAATTGATATCAAACACAACGGGTATGTTCTTATTGCACCAAGTAAGCACTTCTCTGGAGTCAACTATGAGTGGGTTCCTGGAAAAGCACCTTGGGAAGTTGAAATTGCTGAAGCACCAGAACAATTACTTGCTGCTCTACGTAAAAGATCTAAGCGAACCAGCTTCACTCTAGAGTCTGGAGATTGGGACGACCTAGAGTATGAAAAAGTTGACATCTCTGGGATTCTTGAAAAAGGAATTGATGAAGGTGCTCGTGCCGTAGATGTTTACAAACTAACATGCGCTCTTGCAAATAAATTTGGAACTAGTAAAGACGCTAGAAGAATGATTGAGTCGGACATGATTCGATTCAATGCTACAAAAATTAGACCACCTCTTCACATAGATGGAACTAATGGGCTTTTGCACCACGTCCACCGTGCCATTGATTTTGTGGCATCAAATCCAAAAATTGGATTCATTTCTCCAGAAACAGCTGAATGGCAAAAACAACAAGCAGAGCGCCTCTCTCAGCCACAAACTGAGCTACAACCGCTAACTGGTGTTGTTCAACCTCTGACTGGTGTTGTTCAACCTCCAAAAGAACCTACATTTTTTCCAATGGGAACTGGTCCAATCTCAAGTACAGTTATGGCTGGCATTGAAGATGGAGATTCCATTGAACAAGCCACATCACTAACTAATATCAATGTTCCAAAGGACCCAGATGCTCTACGAATCGAAGACGGAGGAAATGAAAGCAAACGTTCGCTTTCTGACACAGGTAACGGTCGTCGCCTTGTTGACGTATTCGGCGCTGGCATTCGTTATACGAGCGGTTTGGGTTGGTTTGTCTGGAAAGAAGGCTACTGGAAGCCAGACAAAGAATCGTTGGAAGTTCAAGAACTAGCTAAAAGAGTTCCACCAATTATTTCTGCTGAAGTAATTCAGTATCCAGATTCTCAACAAGCTTCAGTTATTCAATGGGCACATCAATCTCGCTCAAATGCAAGAATGAAAGGTGCAATCGAGTCTGCAAAGTCTGACCCAAGAATTGAAATCCCTGTTAGTCGTTGGGATAACGATGAAAATCTTTTGGGCGTTCTCAACGGAGTTATTGATTTAAAAACTGGTGAACTTCTTAAAGGAAGACCAGACTTACATATCACTCGACGTGCTCCAGTTACATATACTCGAGGACACACAAATGTTCGTTGGCAGCAGTTCTTAGATTTTGCAACTGGTGGCGATAAGGAATATCAAGACTGGCTTCAAAAAGCTGCTGGGTATTCAATAACTGGTTCAAACATCTACGACATTATGTTTCTTGTGTATGGACCAGCAGGTTCTGGTAAAAACACTCTTGTTGAAGCAATTGTGAAATGTCTCGGTACTGAGCAATATGCGTGGCCTCTTGACTCTCACATTCTTGCTGCAAACGATATGAGCAGTGGTAATACTGATGCTTATCACTGGGCTCAGTTGCGTGGGCGTCGTCTAGTTTGGGTAGATGAGTTGCCAGATAATGAAAGAATTAAAGAAAACCAAGTTAAGAAGTTAACTGGTTCATCTGTAATCTCTGCTCGTTCTCCAGGAGAACAGCCATTCACGTTCGAATCTAGAGCCAAGCTCTGGGTTACGACAAACCACCGCCCAATCATCACGGATGATGCCATGTGGCGTCGTATCCGTCCGATGCCAATGACACGAGTGCCTGAAAACCCTGATCCTAATTTGAAGGCATACATATTCGACCCAGAAGGAGCACTTCCAGCAGTTTTGTCATGGGCTGTTGATGGTGCGATAAAAATTCTAGGTTCATCATCTCGTGATGCATTGGGTTGGTGTACTCAAGTAGCAGAAGCCGCTGAGATGTACCGCAAGAACGAAGACCGCATTGGTATCTTCTTGTCAGAAGAAACTAATGAAAATCCTTCAGCAAACGTTGCTCTAAAAATTGTCTACGGTGTCTATCGTCAGTGGAGTGAAGAGCGCGGAGAACGTCCTCTAAGTCAAGGCTCTCTACAAAAGAAAATGACTGAAAGAGGAGTAATCATTGAAGGAACAGGTTCTCGAGCTGTTATTCGAGGAAGAAGTCTAGTTCCAAGAGTTGTTCAAAGTGCTGAGCTTGATTGGAGCACTTTAAATAACTTCAATAGAGCGTTTTAACTTCTAGGAGTAAAAACTCGACCTCCGCCACCTGCTCTAAAATTAGGCAAGCGTCGTGAGGAAAAAGATTTGGCTACCAATGTGCCACCAACAAACCCTTGCGGAGGTTTGATTAGGAGGGCTGTCATTGCGTGAACTAAGGCATCCACCCTGTCTGGAGATTTTTTGGACTCTCCTGGCACCCAAGTTGTCATCTGAGACTCCAAGTCTGGAAGATAACCAATATGATGAATTCGATTCTGCTCGTAAGCAAGAACGACAGGTTCAGCGCGAAGCGCTTTACCGTGTTTTGAGTGCACTTCCAAAACTTTAACATTTGGGTCAATTGCATTAATTGCATTACGAACTAATGCTCCACCTTGGTTTACTTCAGCTACCACTGGAGCACCCCAGCGTCTAGCCATTTCAACAACTTTATTTGCCCACACCTCTGGGGAACCATGAACTGTTGCATCTTCTAGCACCCATGCGTGACGCTTATACAAATCACGGTCTGCTGTAGATGCGCAAACAACAATTCCACACTCGTCTCGAGGGTTTTCTGCAACAGATGGGTCAACACCAATACAACGAAGTGGAGCCTGAGGAGGAAGAAGTCCTTGTCTAGAACTTTCAATCATCTCCATTGTCCACAGTGTGCCTTCAACATCATCAAGCATTTCACCGTAAAGTTCTTGACGAGCAAGTGATGTTCCTTCATAAACACCCATGATTGTGTCTAGGTATGTTCCAGACAAGTTTCCAGCGTTATCCATTGTGGAGCCTCTAGTCACAATAACTTTTGAAAGGCTCTTTGAATTAGTTGATTCTTCAATCAATTTATAAAGAAGTGGAACTCTCTTTGGAGTAGTTGTACAAACAATTTTTGGTTTTGCACCAAGACGAGTGCCAACACGCAAGTTGTCAAATGCGGTCATACCTGCAGCATCTGGAGTCTGACGCCAAGCTGCAATCTCATCGCCCCATGCGTGAGTAAATTGAGGACCACGCAGAGAGTCTGGTTCATCTGCGGTAAAAAGTGTTGCGGTATTTCCGTTAGGCCAAGTTAAGCGACGTTTTGATGGCTCGTAATGTGGACGCTCTGATGGTGGAGAGACATTAATAATCCCTGATTCACCTTCAACAATAACGTCACGAACATCGGCTGCAGTACGAGCCACCAATGCAAAACGTCTTTGACCTTCAGTTGTATATTTTGCTTGCTCTCTCACCCATTCAGACGCAAGTCTTGTTTTACCAAAACCACGACCTGCAAGTACAAGCCAAATATTCCAATCATCGCCTTCTGGAGGAAGTTGTTCTGGTCTGCCCCAAGAACGCCAATCCCACTGAAGTAATTCTGGGTCAATACTGGAAAGAACCGCAGCTTGCTCTTCTTGCGATAGCATGGCGAGCTGCTCCATGAAGCTCTTTCCCATATCGACACCTATCTATTTCTTTGAAGACTTCTCTGAACTCCATAGTACAGCGGGGCAGCAGAGCTAAGACCTAGCTCTTTTGCTAAATTAGAAAGAGAAATACCTGACTTGTATTCATCTGCCAGTTGATCGTGGTACTGGTCAGTGCCTTGTGCTTTAGCAGTTCTTACTCGTTGAGCAGATTCTTTGACTGCTTCTCCCCGAATCTTAGTTTGAGGCTTGATATTAGAAACATTTATTTCATTCATAACAACACGGCGGCGAACTCCTGCATATGCCACCTTAAGTCGCTTTGCTAGAAGTGGGAGGCTTCCACCTTTATTGCGAAACTCAATCAATAGTCGTGTGTATTCACGACTTGCATTATGCGCTGGACTGTTTTGAGTTCTTGCTCCATATGCCTTCTTTGCATCTTCGAGATGCGGTTGAATAAGCTGGGCATACTGTTCTACAAGCTCGTTGCTCATCTTTATATCTCCATCTATGTCATTGTATCCAACGCGTCCTGTGTAAATCTATCATAGATAGAGCTTTAAATCAACCATCTGAGTCAGGAAGACATCAGTTTAATCTTCCTGACTTTTACTCTTCACCCTCTTCTTCTTTTGGATTTCTTAGTCTGTAGGTAATAACCCACACGGCTGTAGACCAGACAATTGCATAGCCAACTATTGTCTTTGCTGAGCCGTCTAAAACAATCCAAGCAACAAACATGCCCAAAAGTGTCCATAGTTGGTCTAGAACATCTCTTAAGAAGTTTTTCATTTATTTCACCTTCCTAACTTTTCCACTAGTAGTTCTTCTTCTAGTTCCATCCATTTTTCCAGTCGCTCCACCGCCACCGCTTCCACCGCTTCCACCGCTTCCACCGCTAGAAGAACCAGCAGCTCCTGCTGCGGCAGCTGCAGCATTAATTGCAGCTCCAGCAGCAACAACAGTTGCGACAACCATCTTTTCTGCCTCTTCTCGCTCTTCCTCTGACATGTCAGCACCAATGCTTCCAAGTGCTAGAAGCACTTGTCCTGGGTCAGAAAAAATCTCGCCAATAAGTTCTGCTGGGTTCTCCAACAAAACTAAAGCGGCAGCAACCTCAGCAGTAATTATGACAGGGTTGCCATCCTCGTCAGTTCTAGTTTCAACTGGAGTCTCTGGTGGCAAATCTTCATAAGTAATACCAGCTTCAGCAAGTTGTTCTGAACTTACAGCTTCTCCTGGAGCTAGATCTTCCAAAATTGCTTCAACCACTGCTTCTTTTTCTTCAGCAGTTAGAACACCATCCGCCAATGCATCTTCTATAATTGCTTCTGGAGCTTTTTCTTCAGGCTCGGTAGGAGTTGGTTCAGGTGTTGTGGGTTCGGTTGGTTGCTCTGGTGATTCTGGTTCAGGTTCTGGGTCTGTTGGTTGCTCTGGCGATTCTGGTTCTGGCTCCACAGGAGTCTCGGGGTCCACTGGTGTTTCGGGCTCTACAGGAGTCTCAGGTTCAGGCTCTACAGGAGTCTCAGGTTCAGGCTCTACAGGAGTCTCAGGTTCAGGCTCTACAGGAGTCTCAGGTTCAGGCTCAGTAGGGGTTTCAGGTTCAGGTTCAGGTAGAGGAGGTTCAGGTGTCACAGGTATTTCAGGTTCTGGCTCAGGTGTGGTGGGTTCTGGCTCTGGTTCTGGTTGTGGGTCTGGCTGCGGTTCTGGCTGCGGTTCTGGCTGTGTGGGCTCAGGCTGCGGCTCTGGTTGAGGTTCTGGATTCGGAGTTGGTTCTGGCTGAGGAGTCGGTTGAGGTTCTGGAGCCGGGGTGGGATCTGAAATAAACATTTGAGTTGCAACTACATCTGAATATTTAGCAAGTGAGTCATTATCGGAGCGAACACTAATTTGATAAGTAGTGTCTAGTCCACCAGTTGACTCAAACAAAGATGCTGAAAGAACAATGCTTGTATTAAGAGCATTAGCGTCTCCCGCATTACCAGTTGCTACACCCCATCCGCCACTTCCATTTGACCAAGAGATTGCATAACGTTCTGGAGAAATTACACCTGTTGGTGGGTCCCAAGAAACTTGTACATCTCCATTTGATAACTGTGTAACTGCAATGTTTGACGGGGCAGCTATAGGGCTCTGAAAAATAACTTCCTGAGCTACGGTTGTTTGAGCAGTTTGAACAGCTTGTATTGCTTCAACTGTTTCTGTAATTGCTGTCTGAGCTAAAACTACGGCTGTCTCCATAGCAGCTGTAGCATTCTCAGCTTCTTGCAAATCTGCTTGAGCATTTGCTAAATTTTGTTGGGCAACATTTTCTACTGTCTCAAGAACTTCAAGTTCGGTTTGCTCTGCTGCAAGATTTGCTTCGGCAGTTGCTAGTGCCTGTAGCTGTTGAGTTGTAGCTGTTGATTGAGTGAACTCAGAACCGGGAATAACTTCCCAACCATTATCTGTAAAGCGCAATAAAGATACAGCAGCTCCGCCACCATTTTCGTAATACCAGAACTCAAAAACTTTTCCTACTCCAGCGGTTGTTTCTACATCGGCTGTAGAACCGCCACCACCTTTGTCATACCAGTCATTTATAACAAGCTCTCCATCTAGGTAAAGCTTTGTGCCATCATCTGCTGGTGCATGCAGATATTGAGTTCCAGTTGTTTGAGGAGTCCAGTTGCCTGTGTATTTAACAATGACATCTTCATTACGGTATGAGCCAGCAACTGTTCCGCTACCCCACTGCTCATTAATTCCGTTTGTATCTGTAGTGGTGTGAATAGGAACAGCATTTGTAGGAAGAGTTGGAGCGTTGTTTTGCCCATTAACGCTGTAGACCTGTACTTTCAATCCTGGAGTTGTAGCAGAGTCCACAACAGCTTGAGCAGTCGCTTCTGTTGTAGTTGCAGTAGCGACCACAACTTCTTGAGCGTCTACTGCAGCTTGAGCTTGAGTTAAAACCTCTGTTTTATCTGCAACTACTGCTGCTGCTTCTGGTTCTGTTAATGCTGTCTCTGCCAGTGTCACTGCAGTCTCCATAGCAGTCTTTGCTGCTTCAACCGCTTCTTGTGCTTCGACTACTGCATCAACAGCAGCATCAACTACTGCAGTAACTTCTGGTTTTTGTAGTGGAAGAGCGTCTGCTGAAGCAACAACTGTTTGAAGTGTGTTAGATACGGTTTCAACTGCTGCTTCAGCAACAACAACCTGAGTCTGAGCAACTACTACAACTGCTTCCACAACGGCGGTCATCGCTGGCTCTACTGAAGCCTGAGCTGTTGCAACTGCCGAAACAGCGCCAGCAGTGGACACTGTAGCTAAATCCTGAGCCGTCTCCTGAGTTGTCTGAGCTTGTGTAAGCGCTGTTTGCTCTGTAGAAAGAGTTGCCTGAGCAGCATTAGCAGCAACGTGGGCTGCACCCCACGCAGCGTGGGATGCATCACGAACTGCTAGTTGTGCATCGTGGGCAGCCTGTGCTGAAGCAAGAGCTGCAGTTGCTGCTTCTGCCGCTGCTACTAGAGCAGGGTCGGAAGTTGTTTTTGTTATAGCAATATTGTCTACAACGTAATAATCATTATCTTTTGTGATAGTAACTGTTTGGATGTTTGTTCCAGTAACAGTCTCTGTAGAAGTATATTGAACTGCTTGTGTCTGGGAAGAAACGTTATTGTTGACTACTTCTGTATTAGTTGTTCCATCTGCATTTGTTGCAGTCATAGTTGTATCGCCATTTTTGGCATACACGCCCATAGTCACAGAGGTGACAGTTCCTTGACCTGAAGGATTTACATTGATAACAACATCATTAGTTGGGTTCATAAGAACAAGAGCTGGACCAGCTGTTTGAGGTGTATTCCAAGGTCCGCTAATTGATACATTACTGGTTGGTGTTGTTGTGACTGAAACCCCACCAGTAGTAATTGCTACAACGCTAGTAGTGTTGTTAGCAAAAGTTTCTGTGACTGTTGTAGTTGTATTTGTTGCTGCTGCCTCTGCTGCTGCATTTTCTGCTGTAGTTTGAGCAGTGGAAAGTGTAGAAGTTGCAGTCCCTAGATTTGCATTCTCTTGATAAAAAGTTGTTGTTGCAGTATTTAATGCTGCTTCAGCTGTAGAGACAGCTGTGGTTGCTTGCTCTACTACTGCGGTTTGGGCCTCAACTGCGGAGGTTGCTTGGGCCAAAGTTTGATTGGCAATTTGCGATACGGTAACTGCTGTCTGTGCTGTTTGTACTGATTCACTGGCTTGTTGGGTAGCACTTGAAGCTTCTGTTACCGCAGTCTGAGCATTAGATATTGATTCCGTTACTTGCGTAGAAGGTTGAGATACTGATGTTGCTACCTCCAAAATCTGGTCAACTTTTGTTTCCAACTGTGTTACTGCAGATTCCGCTGTTGCTACTGCGGTTGCTACTTCTGTGATTTGCTCTTGCGCTGAGCCACTGGAAGAAGCTTGTGGATCACCTCCCGACGACGCATTTGAACTTGGCGCTTGGTTTGGGTCTGGTGTTGGTTGGACCCCCTGTTCGTCAGAAGCATGTGCAGCTTGTGGAGTTAAAACCCCGATGAGAAAAATTATAAAAGGGGTGGCAGCAGCTGATAGCCAAAATCTTTTTAAATTAAGTTCGGCTCTTCCAAAAAATGTATGCAACAAAGCACTGCCTCCAACGCACGGCAATACAAACGGTTAACAAACCGCCTGTTGTAGCTTGCTGTCCACACAAGGCTACGTAGTAATTTTACCTTATTGGATTTCGCCTAAAATGCTTTTCTCTTTTGAATACGCCAGAAAAATGTGTCTTACGTTGGCTGCGTACCACCCGTTTCCTCCACGGGGTGGTTCTATTTTGTCATTTTCTAAACCTTCAGCAATTTTTCCGTATGAAAGTCCAGCTAAACGCTGACTATAGATTCTTTCTTTAATCTCTGCAGATAGAGGTGATTTAGGGCCAATTGTGACACCCCAAATCTTCCCAGCGTCTCTACGGTCTTTGTGTACGTCTTTTTGACGCATAGAAATCATTCCACGCTCCATCTCTGCCATTGCAGACATGATGGTTACAACAAAACGTCCTTGGTATGTACCAGTGTCCAATCCCAAATCAAGAAGTGCTAAACGCCACTCGTATTTATGTGAACGGTCGACAATACTTAAAAAATCCCGAGTAGAGCGTGCAAGTCTATCTAAGCGTGTAACAAAAAGTGCTTGCGCTTTTCCTTCGTCTAATTCATCTAATGCTTTTCGCAAAACAGGTCTTCCAGTAATACTTTTACCAGACTTACCTTCTTCACGAAGAATTACTGCCGTATACCCTGCAGATTCAGCAGCAGCAATTAACTGTCTTTCTTGTGCATCAAGAGAGACACCTTCTTCTGCTTGCATCTGAGTAGATACACGTGCATAACAATAAGCAATACCTTCACTCAAGGGGATACTCTTCCGTTTTCAACAAATGCTTTGTGTGTCACTGGCATGTGGTATTCAAAAATCTCTTCATACCGTTCTGCAACCATCTCAATCTCCCTTTGAGGGTAAGAAGGAAAACTCTGCCCCTCAACGTTTCTGCGTAGACTGAGAAAGTTCATCAGAGAACGAGCATTAATTGTCACGTATGCAGAAGAGTAGATAGTCACTGGTAGGACTCCTCGAGCGACTTCTCGAGCTACCCCGTTGGAGAGCATCTCCTTATAGTTAAAGTACGCCTCGCTACATGCTTTCTTGTAGTTATTTACAGTTATCTGATACTGCTCTTCACTACCTTCTTCAAAAACATATGCTCCTGGTTTACCTACCTGAATCAGTTTTCTATCTTTGTTAGGGATATAAAACTCTGGCTCTAGCTCTCTATATCGACCACTTTCCTCGTTATAAGAAGCAATACGGTGCCGCATATGCTCTCGCCACACAAAGATAGGTGCCTTTACATAAAAGGTGAAGTAGGAGTGCTCAAAAGGAGTACCGTGACGCTCTCGCATCAAGAAGTTGATTAGACCTTGCTCTCTCTTTGAGAGTTCGTTGGTTTCATCAAAAGATGCTCCATAGTCACGGGTTCGCTCGCCTTCCGTACTAACGCGGGCAGAGAACACGACATCCATGTCCTCTGCGCTGCATTTGACTAGCTCGACCTCAACATCAGAGCTAAATCTCAACATATGTAAACACCTTCCTGTGTGGCATTGGGGGCAATCAGGTTTCATTTCTACTGAACTGGCTTTAGATGGTTTGGCTTTGGCTCTTCTTTTTTCTTAGGCTTCGAGTGCTTACCCTCAACATTTGCCTTGGCACGAGTAAAAGCTTGGAAGAAGGTCTTGACAATTGCATAAAGCAAAAGAAGACAGAACCCAACAATAATTACTACTAAAAGTGAACCAATAAGGAAAAGACCTAAATCAAAGGCCAACTTAAAAGGTGCTTGCCAATCGATATTCATAATTACTACCTTTCTATCTGTTTAGTGGTCTCATGACCACCAAAGCGCTGGGGAAGGGGGCTGCATTGGTCGAGTTACCAAACTTCAGCCTTCCACGAATAAAACGAACTTCGTGGTGTATTGCGTAGTCGTGAAACCAAGCAGTGTCAGTTCTTGCTGGCACTAGGCACACAACCGTGGCTCCTTTTTGAGATTCAGCATCAGCCTTTCTCATCCAGTCCTTGATGGTCTTGCCATAAGGAGGATTAAGCCAAATAGCACCACCTTGGGCATCAGCAGTCCAATCACGCTGGAAAGCGTCTTGTCTGTCTATCTGAGGATGGTCTGGTCCGTACCAGTTATCTAACACCAAAGTAGATGACTGCAACGCTGCAGCATCTAATGCAAAGTGGAACTCTGCATCTACCTTGGCATAGTAACTTCTTGGCGTAGACCAAGTGTCATCAAGGGATGACATAGCCGTTGAGCTTGAATAAAAGCCCGTACTCTTCTCGTAAGGTTCTACCACGCTATTAGTTTATAGTAACTTAATTCTAAATTACAACACCCAAGAGGGGTGTTTTTTAAAGGTATGATAAAGTTCAGATCGTACGAACTGAGCGTGTATTTGGCTTTTTTAGAGTCAAAATGGGTTTTCCCCGTTTTTCCCATACATCCCTGCTAGTAAAAGGGGTATTTATTATAGAAAGTTTAGATTTTAAGCCAAATGAGGTTGTATGTGACGTGGGTCACATGCTATGGTGGACGAACAACTTAATAGGAACACCTCAACACTCAACGACCGAGTACTAACTACCAAGGAAAGGTAGGTCGCCAAATGAAAAGGAAAAGTTTCATTACAGCTGGTGCAATGACAGCACTAGTAATAACTACAGGTACAAGTGCTGCTTTTGCTCTTGCAGAAGCGGTACCAGAACAGATTCAAGAAGTAACAAAAGAACAACTAGTAACAATCCCAGCTCCAAAGATTGTCAATCCTGTGCAGGTCACAGACATCCTTTCGGGGCCAGTAAAAGTGTCATCCGTAGTAGGTGGGCCCGTTATCAGGATAGAAACTCCTGAAATCGGTTCTATTGACTGGATGGCTCAAGAAAAAGCAAGACAAGACAAACTTGAATCAGATGCTGAGCGCAAGCAAGCCGAACTTGAGGCAGAGATTGCTCGCTTGGAAAAGATAGCTAACGACACAAAGAACCTCAATACGGCAATCGCCCGTACCAAAAACTATGTCGGTAAAACATGGTACGCCCTAGGTGGCTCTACCCCTGATGCTTGGGACTGTTCGGGGCTTGTGCTCTGGACATACGCCCACTTGGGAATCAACCTCTATCACAGCGCTTCTGCTCAAAAAGAAGCGGGAACCTTTGTTGATGAGCCTAAAATCGGAGACATAGTCGCATTCACCTACAAAGGCTCTAGCGGAGCCTTCCATACTGCCATTTACACTGGACCAGATGAGATGCTCCACTCTGGCGGTAAAAGAGGTGACAAGACAGAAATTACATCTATCAGCAAATGGGGTAAAGGTAATGGAGACGTTGTAATTACCTATACTCGAATTGTTGAAACTAACAATTAGTAGAGGAAAAAGACACAATGACAAACGTATATAAAAGCATCGTCTCGGCTGTGGTGTTTGGAAATGCAATTGCATTTCCTGTAGTTGCATACACCTTCCCTTGGGAAACCTACCTAGTAGACCCAACCACCTATTACATAGTTCAAGCAGAATCCTTGGGCTTCTTAATCGCTGGATGCATCTTTGTCTATGAGTGGGTTAAGTATTCAGAAAAACCTGCAATCTTGAAACTAAAAGGACTAAGGCTTAAAAAAGCAAAACCTTCAACAAAATAGTCAAGTTCAGATAGTACGAGCTGAGCGTGCTTTTAAGACATGCCAATGGTTACAGGCATCGCAGGGGTGCAAAAAGTACTTGGCTGGCCTTCCTTTTTTGGTTTCAGAGTAGTTCTTCATTTGAACCATCCTGTCAGCCAGCTCCCTGCTTTGAAAACCTTTCTTTGTGCATTTAGTCATTTTTCCGGGCTCCCGTTCCGTTATTAGTCTGCGTAGATTACTGAGGGATAACGATTTACAACTCCACGAGTTTTGGTGAGGGTTGCAAAGATGTTGTCCCCGATTGAGGTAAGTGGGTAGCCAAGCTGTCGTAGGCGGGTGATATCTTCCGTCACTCCATCTTCAAAAGAATCCTCTGTCCATACTTGACCTGAGAACCCTGCTGCCTTGACTACTTGGCGTAGTGAGTATTCGCTGTATTCGTAGTTGTGGCGATACAAAGCTGGCTTGTGTCGGTATTGCATGTAAAAGTATGGATCTGTTCCTCGAAGCATCTTGTATAGGGCCCGTGAGCTGGTGATGTTTGGTGTGGTGAGGATCAGCTTTCCATTTGGCTTCAAAACTCGATTTATCTCAGCCAACATAAACATGGGGTCTAACTCCATGTGTTCTATGACTTCGCAGCAGATAACTACATCAAAAGTGGCATCTTCAACAGGGACAGCCTCTGTCTCCAAGTCAACCCTGTATGTCGTTGCTTTGAGGGTTTTATCCTTGATTGAGATAGTTGAAGTACCACTTAAAGGCAGGTTTTTATCAAAATCGGTAACATGAACTTCTAAATCTGGAGCTAGCTGCTGAAGTGACAACGGAATAACTTTTGAAGTTCCGAGCTCTAGTAGCTTGCCTTTTGGTTTCTCTTTGAGAAGTACATCAAGGGTGCGAGCCATACGACGCTTATGCCCCTGATGGTATGAGTCTTCAGGGGTAATAAGGTCTTCAAGAACATTCACTATCTCTTTAGGAATGTCCTTATATGGCTCGGAAATCAATTTTCCGGGCTCCCGTTCCGTTCTGAAACCTTTCCGCATGCGATGCAGATGTCGTAATCCTTCATGGTGAAAGGGCAGGAGCTTTGAGTGGTGATTGGGTGTTTACAGAAAAGCTTTTTAAGGAATTCAATCATGGAATGAGGCTAGCATAAAAACCCTATTTTCCGGGCTCCCGTTCCGTTAAAAGAAAAACCCCCCGCATCCGAGGATGAGAGGGGTTTTAGGGGAGGGGGTTAGTCTCCCCAAGTTCCAGCGTCCCAAGCGATGCGCTTCCAGATGTGGGTAGTTCCGTTATAGGTTCCTGTGCAGTAGTAGTGGTAGTTTGCATCATCTGCAACAAGACCCACTTTATCTCCTTCTTCACCGAGAGAAGATGTTGGCACTGCAGCAGCAAGGTATGGCATAGCTCCAACTGTTACAACCTTGTTCGCTGGGAATTCGGTTCCAACATATACATGGTCTACTGCTGGCTCAAGGAAGATTTTTCCGCCACTGCCTGGGCTTAGGTAGATGTTATGGTCATCACCGCTTTGGATATTGACGTTATTGTTTGACTGAAGGTACAAATCACTTTGGAAATTCATAATTCCTGTAGCAAATAAGCCACCCATTGCTGGGCCAGATAGATAACCGTCGTTGGTAAATGTCCAAGTATTGTTATATGTTTCCTCATAAGTGAATGTGTATACACCATCTGCAATATTGTTTACTCCCTCTAGTGTGAGAGTTAGATAACCTTCAGAAGGAGTATCGCTTTCAACTACTGATACGGTGTACTCAGTGTTTTCAATAAGCACCTTCCAGCCAACAGTTAGTTGATATCCTGCTTGATATGCTGCTATAAACTGTGCACCACCAGTCCCAGCTACGTTTGTGTAAGTTTCAGTTCGTCTTGCTGGTCTTGTTGTGATTTCAACTGCTCTTTGGTCATCAGATACTACAACAGCGTTTCTTTCCGCACCAAGATAAAGAGTTGCATTGGAATCATCTTGCGTACCACCAGCACGAATGTGGATGTGGTTAGGCAGAGTTGGCTCGATGACTAGGTATTGGTTTGTAGTAGATACAAGTTCTTCGTTTGGAACGAGCTTAATTGTGTTAAGACCGCTTTCGTCTGCACTGTCTTTGTTAGCACCATAGACAACACCAGGACCCACTACTGGCTGGCCTACACGGTCATTGTCGTGTCGGACAAGTATGCCATCTGAATCATAGGAGTAGGTATTTGTTTCGTGTCTAGCGCCAGTACTGCTTTCAATCTGACTAGTTACAATTTTATTCAGCTTTGCCATTTTCTATCTCCTAGTCGTTGTAAACTTCAGTTGAGTAATACATCTGGGCAGTCCACTGTATCTTGTGGATAACTGATTCACCATCAATTCTGTATAGAGAAAGCTGTGTTTCGTTGCCACTACTTCTATCCCAGAAAACGGCAGTTCCGACATCACTTCCACCACTTGAGGTTTCAATGTGAGTGACGTTGTTATCGTCAGAATCATTTGCTATGTAGATAGTTCCGATGTGGGTTCCTGAGTCAGATACATAAGCGTGGTACTCAATCTTTGCTCCACGGAAGTTTCCGTTTGAGAAAGACCCCACTCCTGAAGGATTGACAACATCTGAATCCCACCAAACAGTTGGTGCACCAGCATATTCAATAGTCATATTATAGTTAGTGGCGTTAAGAAGCTCTAGAGATAGGTCACACTCAAAGCTCCACTCGAAACCACCTTCAGTAGTTCCTACATAACTAGGGCTTCTTAAAATCCTTACAGTATTGGACTCATCAGTTATGTAGATTCGTCTTAGGTAAGGGCTTCCATTAAGTAGGTTGTGCTGTTCCCCGCCTATACTAAAATTAACAGAGTCAACGTTTGAAGCTGCTCCTAATGTGTAGATAACACCAGTTAAAGATGTAGACGCTTCAGTTGTCACTTCTGTAAATCCAGCTGCCTGATAAATTCCATAACTAGCACTGTTATTGGCAGTGCTAACCAGTTCAGCGTTTGGGATGTCGCCAATAGTTGCAACTCTGTTGCTTGCGTTAGGGCTGATTGTTGCATCGCCCCAGCCGATGTAGACATTTCCTGGACCATCGCTTCCAGCAATCAGGGTGATATCTCTTGCAGAGCGAAGTGAAAGGTCGTCTTGTGGAGTTGCAATGCGAGCAGTGTTGTTTGAAGTTCTTGTGAAGGTGATGAAGTCATCGCCATCGCCGTCCTTGATGGCTACTGGGAGAACAAGGTCTGCATCTGATGTAGTTCCAGAGTTGCCATAATCTAGGTCAGAGCCGTAGCTACTGCCACCTGCAACATCGATTGACATGTAAGTCATGTAGGTTTTTACGCTTGAAGAGTTCTGGTCTGCTGCAAAACCAATTCGGTAAGGACCAGCAGGTAGGGCCTCATCGAGAGTTAGTGTTTCAATAACTTGGTCAGAGTCTCCTGCCTTGTATGAAACGGTTACTTTGTCAGTGGAGGCATTTGGGTTATACGAAAAAACAACTCTGTAGAATCCAGGGTCTGGCACACTAGCTTGTCCAACTACCTCATTGGTGCGACCTATAAGTTCTAGGTTCGTGCAGTCAAACTGAGCAGCAATTCTTGTTAGGTTTGGTTCCCAAGCCCATTGAGGGGTTGTTTCATCTACATAGACGCAAACGCCTACATCAGAGCATTCATCGTTGATGTTGACGTCAAATTCAACAACTACAGCACTGTCTTGTGGAATAGTAAAGTCTGTAAATACTGGGTAGGAATTTATTCCATTTGCTTCGCTTGCATTCTGAAACCAAAGACCCTGAGAGTTCCAACCAAAGTGTGTGTTTAGGTCTGGAAGATGAGTTCTTCCTTCTCTCCAAGTTAGGAAGCTTGTAAGAGGGGTAATTCCTTGTGCAGAGGTAGTTTGAATAGTTCCGTCTGGAAACTCGATGTGTCCATTTCTATCAAATCTCCACGAGTGTGAATCATTACCACCGCTTCCAGTTCCCTGTCCGTCATAGTTATTAGTTCTAATTTCGACTTCATCACTTGCATAAATACCAATTTCATCCCCGAAGGCACGGATAAATACATCATCGGCTGCTTCAATGTTGACGTCACAGTCTGAGCCAACAGAGTCATTGTCACGAACAGTACGAATAACCATGTCGTGGTCGGTGACAGTCATAATGCTGTCGCCCTCGTTATCGTCATACTCAAAGATAAAATCAGCAATGCTTGCGCTTTGGAACTGCAACTGGGACCAAGTGCTTGTGCCATTACCAATCTTGAACTTACCGAGGGTGGTATCAATACCAATCTCTGCTTGAGCAAGAACTGGATTTGCATACTCCCAGCCAGCTGTTGTGTCGTTTCTGAGTTGGATTTGTTGAGCCATTAGAAGCTACCTGCCGTTCCACCGTTGATTGATTGGGTTCTTGCGTAAACACTGCTTGCACTGCCGCCGTCTATATTGCCTTCACTTAGACCACCAGCAGGGCCTACTGGTCCTTGAGGACCTTGAGGTCCTTGTAGGTTAGAGACAACTACTTCAATAGAAGCGCTGTCATTAACATAAATAAAACTGTTATCAGGCATTACTTAGTTACCTCCGCTGAGACGTCGAACTTTCCTTGAACAAGTCTTTGAACATAGTCACCAGATACAAGCTCTAAGTCATAGACATGGCTTCCAGCTGGAAGTGTAGAAGTGTCTGCTGCACTGATACTGATAGTTACCCCGCCATTTTCATGATCTAAAACCAGCCCACGATTACTAACAGTGGTTAGGTTCAATAGCAGTCTAGCTGGCTTGATATTGGCTGGAACTGTGCGTATTTGCATACGAGCTTGGTATCCAGTCAAATTAACAGGCTGCCCGTCAATTTGCCATGTGAGGGTACGCGAAAAGGTACTTCCTTGCAGGGCAAGTAGATTGAGAACTCCAGCACGCATGGGGGTACTTTCTTACTGGTAGGGGCACTCTATTATCTCTTATTTTTCAAAGGGTGATTTTCCGGGCTCCCATTCCCTTTTACGCCGAAGCAGCGTATGATGATGGAATGAGCGAAATTAAAGAGTTTGTGATTAGGGATGAAGATTGGGCTACCGACCTACAAAATGGTTTGGAAGGCTACATGATGGCTTTGTACGACTCCGTGGATGAGGAGAACTCTGAAGTGGAGACTGAAAGCGGTCTACCGTTTTGTGGATGCAACGTATGTGAGGCAAGAGAAATTTTGACTTTCATTGTGCCACGAGCAATCAAAGGCTACCTTGATGAAAAGGTTGGATTTGAAAATGCACCAGAAGGGTTTGTAGGAAAGCTGGCTAAAGTGCCAAGCAACCTAAAACACGATTAAGCTTTTAAAAGCTTTCTGGTTATTGGTATCGTCACCATCGTACTGATTACAGCCATAAGCAAGAGAGCTGTAAACATGTCTGCTGTAATGATGGCTTTATCCAAAAGAATCGTAGCAAATATGATTTCTATAAGAGCCTTTGTCTGAAGCAAAGTGCCCATAAGTTTCCACTCGCCCTTAGGCCAACCTAGAATCTTGCTTGCCACAAAAACACCAGTAGTCTTCCCAGCAAACTGAACAACAAACAAACCAAGAGCCAAGAGAAGAACTGCAATACCGCTTACTTCCCAACTGGTCCTTAACCCAGTTAGTAAGAAGTATGTAGGCATCATCAAAATTAAGACTGTGTTTTTGAAGACCTCGAGTTGCTTTTCTTCAAACCACTCCTTCTTCATTACTGCACCAGCCATAAAACCACCTACGATGTAGTGCAGTCCTGACCAGTCTGCAGCAAGGGCAACTGCAATAGTCCAAACAATTGTTATGTACCAGATGTCTTGTTTGTTTTTAAGAGTCTTTACTAATGCGTTTAAGCCATAAGCTGCCAAAGCAAAAATTGGGAGGAAGATTAGCTGTCGTAGAGACCTATCCCAATCCATAATGATTATGGCTAAAACAACCCAAATAAAAATATCATCTAAGCTTGCATAAGTTAGGACTCTTCTTCCTATAGGTCCATTAAAAATGCCAAGCTTTTCCATCAACAAAACCAAAATTGGTAGCGCTGTTACAGCCATGCCCATACCCACAGCAAGAACAAACTGCCAAGTTGCTGCCTGTTCTCCTGCCCAAGGACCTCGGTCATAGATAATAAAAGCAAAGATAGAACCAAAAACTAGAGGACCAGTTAAGGCTAGTGATGCTGTTGTGAAGGTGTCTTTCTTATTTGTAAAGGCTGCTTTTATATCTAAATGGACTCCTGCTGACCACACAAAGAAGATGATGCCAAGCCACGCTACTCCACTCAAGACATTGATATTGTCTTTAGTAAATAAGTAGTTGAAGAACTCAGGGTGTAAAGAGCCAAGAACTGCTGGTCCTAGAAGAAGACCAGAGATAATCTGAATAATTGGTAGTGGGACAAAGTTGTCAGTTTTAAAGACTTTCCAAATAATGTATGGAACAACATAAATTAAAAGAGTAGCTGCTAAGAATAACTCGCTGAGGTTGCGCAACATATAAAGTCCCTTTGTCTATATAATGAAAAACACCTGTCGTAGATTACTCTACTACAGGTGCTTTCTGTAAAGCTATATAGGCTTATTCAGCGTGTTCTGCCCACCACCAGCCAAGGATAGTAACTGTGGTTAAGACCAACAGAAACGCTCCTTGGAAGGTGAAGTGGGTTAGGTAATACATTACTTACCGCAAGTTGGGCATTTAGCTGCTGCAGGTGTTGCGTGTTGCGCAACAGGTGCTGCACCCGCTCCTTTGAACTTAGGACGACCAAATCCAACGATTGAAATCTGCTCGCCAGCCTTGTTCTTCTTGTATGCACGAAGTTTCTTTGAAACTTGTCCGCCATTTCGCTGGCTTCCCTTTTTATCTGGGCTAGTGTTTCCTTCGATACACCAGACAGTTCCATCGTTATTGTCTGCAATAACAATTCCAACGTGACTAATACGATCAACGCCATCTGCCGGGAAATCAAAATACGCGATATCTCCTGGCTCTGGGTCACAAATCTGTGCGTCATACCAACGACCAGCTTTTTTAAACGCTGCTGCGCCGCCTGGAGTGTAAACAGTGTTAGGGATTTTTACCCCGGCCTCGTTCCCGCACCAGTTGACGAAACTTCCGCACCAAGGTTGGAAGTTAGCCTTTGTGTAAGCACCGTACTTTGTTTCGTTATCCTTAGGACCTTCAATAGTTCCTAATTCAGCTTTTGCAACCTCAATAAGCTTGGCTGCTGTTCCCATCTCTGCCATTATTCATCATCCTTTTTAGAGCCTTTAGCTCCGAAGTAGCCCCCAATAATTCCAATGACACCGCCGAGAGCAGTTTGAACAAGAGTCATAACATCTGAAGAAACTTCTACAGGTTCTCCTGTAGATTGAGTTTCAATTGCTGCAACTAAATAGTCACCAACGATTGCAAGACCGATGGCAATCATCACCCCCGCAGCGAGGATGTACATGATTTTCTCTTTCATGCCTAGTCTTTATCCCATTCCTCATCAATGTCTTGCTCTTCTGGCATTTGGCCTTCTGGCTTACCTGCTGGAGCATCTTCAGTAGGTGTTGGTTCTACTGGAGCTGCTGCTGCAGCTGGAGCTTCTGGTGTTCCGAAGTCAATAGGTGCAGGAGAATCTCCGCCCTTGCTGCCAATCAAAATACCTGCAAGTGTTCCTGTAATAAATGTTGCGATGCTTCCCAAAACGTTGAAGAACATCTTGTCATTCTCAGACTGAGCATTGACTGGCTGAGTAACAAAAATCAGCGCATAAAGAATGCCAACTGCTGTGAACAATAGAATCAATCCAAGGATGATTCCAAGAATGAACTTCAAGCGAGCATCTAGGTCTGCTGAAGAATATCTAGCTTTACTCATTTGTTGCTGTTCCTCCATCTGTTGTAGTTCCATTGACTACATCTTCACCAACTAAGTCTTCTGGGCAAACCCCAGCGACTGTGCAAATAGGTGGTTTGCACTCTGCTTGAAGAAGACCTAGCGCTACCACGCTTAGGATTCCTAGTTTTCTCATTTTCCCTCCAATACACTGTCCAAGGTCTATTATCGCTTATAGAAAAGAAGGCGACTGGACCGTTTTTTATTGGTCCAGCCGCCTTTTTCCTTGCTTGTCGGGTAAGGAAACTTGTAAATACAAAGCTATTATAAGTACGTTGCTTATTGTTTTATATGAAAAAAAGTGTAGATTAGCTGTTATGAAGTCAGTCCCAATCAAATTTTTAGACGCTGTAGGCAGCCTCCCTTCGGAGGTCAAGCCGTATCCTGCTAAAAAGAACATCCCCTCTTGGTATAAAAAACTGCCTTCGTACGTAGGGGAGAGAGCTGGCGAGGTATCTTGGAATGAAGTGACCCTCAACGGGGGCACTGCTACAGGAAAAAAATGCATTCCGATGTTGGATGCCATGACTGCTGGGTACATCATTCCACTGTCTACTGATGTAAAGGTTACAAAAAAAGGACCAGAACAATTCTTTCAGTGGCCTGATTATGATGTTGTAGCTTTTCACCCTCCAGTGCAGATGAGTACTCATCCTCAAGTTGAAAAACATCCAAACTATGCAATTCCAAAATTTAACTCGCCTTGGGTAATCATCACTCCACCAGGCTATTCATGTCTATTTTTGCCTCCAATGAATAGAGACAGAGAAGAACAAATTATTCAATGCTTACCTGCAATTGTTGATACAGATACATATACAAATCCAATCAACATTCCTTTTATCATTGACCCTAACTGGGAAGGAATAATCCCTGCAGGTTACCCTGTAGCTCAAGTAATCCCTTTTAAACGAGAAAGCTTTGAAATGGTCGAAACAACTCCTGAAGATTACAAAGTAATTTCACGAGCTGAGCGAATTCTAAAGATGAGTTTTTACAATAGATATAAAGACAGATTCTGGCACAAAAAAGAATATAACTAAGCTCCCCGTCATGGATTCGAACCACGATAACCGCCTCCAAAGGGCGGCGTCTTGCCGTTAGACGAACAGGGATTGGGTAATCGAGCCCCGAGTCAGGATTGAACTGACGACCTACCGCTTACAAGGCGGTTGCTCTACCACTGAGCTATCAGGGCAGTTTAACTATGCTGTAACTAATCTTCTCTTAGTTTGATCAAACTTTTTTGGACGCTTCTTAAAAGCTTTTCCATTGTTTCTTTTGTCGTTTACAACTCTAGCTGATTTAGCTGCCATTATCTATCCCTACCTGCTTCCCAAAGAGAATCTCCAACTGAGCGATTTTCATACCTAGCCATAACAAAAAGAAGGTCTGACAACCTGTTTAAATAACGAGCAGTTAAAAGATTTACTCCGTCACCAAACTGATGTATTGCATGCCATGTTGCTCTCTCTGCACGACGAACCACAGTACGAGCTACATGAAGATGAGTAGAACTAGCAGTTCCTGATGGAAGAACAAAAGAACGCAGAGGGTCTAAGAATGAGTTGTAGTAGTCAATCTGAGTCTCGATATAGTAAATCTGCTTCTCAGTAACTCGAAGAGCTTCGGTTGTTGGATTTTCTATTACAGGGGTACACAAGTCAGCACCTACATCAAATAACTCGTTTTGAATGCGAAGAAGGAGAGTCTTTATCTCATGGCTCTCTACATGCAACATAGCAACACCAATAAAAGAGTTAGCCTCGTCTACTGTTGCAAAAGCTTCAAGACGTGGGTCATTCTTGGAGGTACGACTCATATCTCCAAGCGAGGTAGTGCCATCGTCACCAGTCTTGGTGTAGATGCGAGTGAGGTTTACCATCAGTGTCCTGTCATAGCACGCCACACCTGCAACGTGATTTGATGAGAAATGTAGAGTGCTACTACGTTAAACCCTAGTGTTACTGCAAACTGCACCCACGGACTTACCTGAGTCTGCTCAGCAGAAATAATGTCGGTGGGACGAGTTAGAGTTTTCACGGGAATTTAACCTCTCCATTGTTAGCAAATACCAAACCAATTGAATCACCATTGTGGATAGTGATTTGGTCGATACCTGTCTGAGCCCATCCCCATTCGCCAACTAAGTCAAACGGGTTTGGGAAGTGTTCGTATTCTTTTATCAAGATTGCCCAGTAAGCCTTCTCTGGAGGCATCCCCTCACAGCTTTCTACTGAAGCATCGGGGAATTCATTAACCCTACAGACAACAGCATTGCCATACTGCTGAGTACCTTGAATCTCAAGATTAGCAAGCTTTAAAACTTCAAGAGCTGGAATTTCACCCTCGATGTCAATGCATTGGGTGAGCTTTGCACCGCCATTAAGCGGGCCGTAGTCAACATAAATCTCTGCGCAATCTGTTTTTGACTGCTGGGTAAAAACTAAAAGTCCAAGTGATAAAACAATTAAAGCAACGCCTACTACAACCTTTTTCATTTTGTCTTTCTATATCGGTTTACATTAAGAGTCTATAGGTTTCCATAGATATTGTGAAGAAAGATATGGATTTACCTCTGAAGAGCCTTGATACACCTGTCCAGTTTCCCTATCAACAAGAAGCCACTTTTCTGGACACTTAGTAGTAATAGATAGAGTTACAGCATTCTCTAGAGCTGGAGCAGTAAAACTTCCCCACCCTTGAGCTATTGAACCAGCTTCAATACTTCTGTAATTCATCTCAACCCTTTCGGATACGCTCTATCAACTCTGTTGAGGAGTACTCGTGTTTCCTACTATTGTAGTAAATCTCTATACCGTGAGTTGCGCACCAGTCACGTCCAGTGAAGTCTTTACCTGCGTAGTCCTCCCCGATGATACGAACATCAATAGGCAGGGTTTTTAGCAGGTTGAGCAGGTCTTCTTCTGTTTGATAAACAATAATCTCATCTACATAACTAACTGCTTTTAACTGAATCTGACGCTCAACCAAAGATTGGATTGGCTTTCGCTTTTCGGGTCTATCAATACTTGGGTCAGTCTGCAGGGCAACTATCAAGTGGTCGCAGACTGTCTTTGCTTCTTCAAGCATCAAAATGTGTCCTGCATGAAGTAGGTCAAAGCATGAGGCAGTGAACCCAACCTTGTTGGGCTTAAAGAGTCTTTCCAGCTCTAGTAGAGAAGATTCCATTACTTATCAATCACCGCGTCTTTAATCTTTTTCAACATGATGTCTTTTGTTTGTGTTCTAGCAAAGTAGTTGTAAAGCTTGTCAAGAGCTGGAAGCTTTCCAAAAATGTACTTGGTTTGAACAATAGAAACTGTGTGCTTGTATATTTCCTCTGTGTTAGCAAACCTCTTTAAAACTACCTTTTTGTCAGTATTAAATCTGATGTAGAACAAAGGCTCATTCTCTTTAAGTTGCAGTCTGTCTACACCCTCCCAAAGAAGGTATTCAGCAAGAATTGGTCTGTACCAACTGCCGATATCAAACTTGCCTGAAGTAATAACTCCATACTTTGACGCCTCTGTCTGATGCATGTAAGGAGGAATAATTTCCATCTCCAAAGACTCTTCACATACAAAGAGCCAAACCAAAGAGGTAATGATTGCCATTCTATTATTCATATAAGGCATGCGAACATCTAAAGCTGGGTGGACTTGATACTTTGTGGGAATCTCCCACTTCTTCTCTTGGTCGTTCCATGTGAACTTACTGTCAACTACATTTCTAACAATGAACGTATTTTTGTAGTTGTCATTAAAAGCAGGGCAGTAGGCAATACTGTTCTGACGAATTTCTTTGATTCTGTCCTTTTTAAAATCAGGTAGAAGTTCTTCAGGGTCTGTGTAGAACATGTTCCAATCAATCATGTGATCGGAGCCTGTTCGATAGGGAGGTCCCCAATAAACAACTACTTCGTCTTTATCTTTTGCCATGTCTTTATCATAGTTGAGAATCTGATTTTCCGGGCTCTCGTTCCTTTAAAAGCATCGGCGTTGCGAGAAATAAAGGTGGGGGAGAGAGGGTAGGGTTGTTGGGTGATATACGAGTGGAAGATGGATGGCGTTGTCAGGAACTATGGCAATGCGCTGGCTGAGTTAATAACGCCACCCTCTATTTATAAGATGTGGGCAGAAAACCAAGACCACATGTACTTTCCTTTGGGAAGCGTTATATGTAATGAAATAATAGAAGAAAGTTTAAAAATTGGATTAAAACCAGTTTTTATTACATGTGGGTGGAGAGGTGAAGAACTAGATAGAAGTCTTGTTGAACTGTGCGAGTTTAGGACTGTGCGTGGTCCAAACACTCAAGCTGAGTTAGCAAGACATGGGATAGACGTTGAAGTTTCAAGAGACCCTGCCTATGTTCTTCCTGAACTACTGACAAAAGCCCAACCCAATGGTTTGGCATTTGTAATGCGCCACCTAAAAGACCCGTCTGAATATAATGAATTTACTGCTCATGAGTATGGAGCAGATGAAATTTATAGTGCAGTAGTTGAAACTCTTGACGACACCATCCGCATAGTGCATAAAATATCTGGTGCAAGATTTGTACTAGCTGGCTCTATGCATGCTGCTATGACTGCGCATGCTTATGGAGTGCCATTTGCTCTGCTAGATGGACCATACATAGACTGTTTGCCTAAGTGGTATGACTGGTTTGCTTCGGTAGACTTAGGTGAGCCTGTATTCGTCAATAGTATTGTCGAAGGCAGACAGTGGTACAACGACAACGTGAGAAATAGGGATAACAATGGCATTTAAATATGACAAAGAAGAGTGGCTTCGTCACGTTAAGTCTGAGATGGACTTAGCAGCAGAACAGCCTCATATTAGAGAATTCTACGAAAAAATGATGGATGCTTTCGTTGAGTATCCTCACAACGAGAACACCATCTACTACATGCCAGAAGTTTTAAGAAAGATGTTTGCACACGAAAATCTGCGTAGTTTGACAGAGCACCCAAATGAGTGGGTTCAAGTTTCAGATGAGTTATGGAGAAACAAAAGAAACCCAAAGTATTACTCGAATGACCAAGGAAAAACTTACTTCTTTGCTCCACACTCGGGTGACAATCATTCAAACAACACAATCATCCCAACCAATTTGCCAAAAGATATTGAAGAAGCTTTTGACAAGTTAAAGGATGTTAAGCCTTTTTAGTTGGATAGTTCTCGGCGTCATCTGCCCAAAGCTTGTCAAAGATATCTGATGGCATAGAGTCACCCTTTTTTTGATGGGCTTTGAGGTGGTCAACCATTTCTTGAGTTGATTCAGCTTTGTAAAAAGTTTCAATCATGTCGCCAAAGCTGCACATTTGACAAACTACTCCGCCTGATGAATGTGCATAAACATAAACATCATCAGAAAAAAGTCTTGCGTAAGACATTTTTACCTCCTACTTGAGTATGGAGCATAATATTACATATCGTCAAGAAAAACTTGAATAAAAGATTTTTCCTCTACTGACAGGGAATCTTTTAATTCTAGATATTTATTATAGTTATGCTCTCTAAAATAAACTGTCTCACCTGAAACTGTAAGGTTTATTTCGACTAAGCCTTTTTGCCATAGTGCATTGGCGGTCTCGCCTACATGCTGTACTTGCATCTTCCAAAGCTCGGGGAACAACTCTTCACAAACATCAGTTATTTTGTAGACCGCTTCACCTGTATCAGGTGATATGCCATAAAACTCTACAGCACCCATCTCGAGGAGGAGTTCGAAGAGATAGTCAAACCTATCTTGATCTTGCTCTTCCACGATTACTCTTCTTCGTCGAAATCTATCTCTGACTCATCGGAGTCATCAAAATCAATGTCTGACTGAAAAACTATTGCTTCATCTAAAACATCATGCTCGGTGATAATCAGAGCAACAAGGCGAAGAGCTTGACGCTCTCTAAATCCTGCCTTTACTAAAGACTTAAAAAGTTCATGCATTTGAGCTGCATCTTCGTCCAAAGAAGACATGCCAAGCTCAATCTCTAGTTGAGTGAAATCAACAGAGTCCTTTTTTGGCTCTTCTTGCGGAGAGTCAGAAGAGTTCATATCGCTCATATAGTCAGTGTAGACCTGTAACACATTAGTTATTTTCGCCGATGTATTCATGAGAATATGACCATCGATTTGGATTTAATTCCCACCGCATGTTTTCACGATGTATACGTCCATCTGAACGCTTCATGTGATTTTTTGAAGTCGGTTTCCACAGTGGAGAAGTGTCTCTGTATTCTCCTAAACGAGGATGAGAAGTCTTAGAAAAATATCTTTTATTATTGCTTAAGTAATGTTGAGCAACTGCTTCAGAAATCTTTGGTCCAAAACCAAGTCCTTGGTAATCAGGATGCACAACTAAGCGATGTTCACGCCATGCATTTTGTACGGTACCTGAAGGGTAAGTCATGGATGCTACATAACCAACTAGCTGTTGTTCCCAGATAGCCACGTAGCTGTGTGAGGCTTTATTGAGTTGCTGCGAGAGATAGTGGTGCGAAGCGAAGTAGCTCCAAACGCTGTTGTGGGCAGGGTAAATGTCGAGAACCAGTTCAGGTCGTTGAAGATACCTTCCTGAGGTCCACTCGCCGCGGTCGGTGTCTATGACCCAATCTGGCTCAAGGAACTCAAGGATGTCTCGGTGGACTGTAGCCAGTACGACTCCTTTTATGTTGTTGCGACGGATGTATTTAGACATTGATGTTGAAGCAGCCTTGGCTACGTTTCTATCCACTACTGAGGTGTACTCGTCAATGACAGCACCACTTTGCAAAGATATTGCTAAGTCAGCTCGAAACTTCTGACCATTAGACAAAACGTTGTATGGCTTAACCCACTCAGGTACTGACATCAATCCAGCAGCCGAAAGTCTTTCATTTGCATCTACTGGGTTTTCAAAGTGTGAAGCGATTGATTTAGATGAGTCCCATTCTGGGACTACTGGATTTCCAAAAGATTGAAGGAGAGTTGACTTGCCTGTCCCAGAGGCTCCGACGATTACACCAATGTTGAACTCACTAGGAAGTTCTGGAAGAACAAACGGGTGAAAGGTTGAAGAACCGTTTGTTTCGTAATCGAAGGGACGGACCAAATCCCGCGTAAGACTGTCCATCTCTACATAAGAGGTTAGAGGGGTGTCTGACCTCAGTAGCTTTTGCCAACTCTCCATAGCTCGACGCTATCAGAGAAAGTGAAAAAAGTCCAGGTTATTTAGAGTAAGTCAAACCAAGAAATTGAAGCTACAAGGCTTCCAGTGCCAGACACAGTTCTGGCTGCTACAACATAAACATCACTTACTGGACCGCCAACGCTTGATGCATTAGTTCTTCCAATCTGTAAAGCAAAGTTTGCTAGCCCATTGATATCAAGACCAACGGCAGCAGAGCTTTTGCCTGAACCACCTGGACCAGAACCTCCAGCTAAGAAATACTCTCCAACAACAGTTCCGCCAGTCATAGAAGTTGCTGAGCCATTATATTCAACATTGTCGTTTGAATGAGTAGACCAAGTTCCTCCAGTTATTGAAGCTGGATTTCTAATAAGAGAAATAATAAAGTTTCCCTCAGTTGTTGGAAGTGCAGCAAAGTTAGCTGGAAGAATAACGGAATCTTCTCGACCAGCTGCAAGTCTTATTGCTACGAGTGGGTAATAAGTGGTCCCAACTGAAACAGCTGTATTACGAGATGCTGTCCAAGAGATTGACTGCTTTTGATACCCACCGTTAGAAATAACTGAAATACAGATTTGCTTCATTGTGCTTGATGAAGCAGTAGTCCCTGTATTTTCAATTTCATATCTGCAGGGAAGTGAAGCGGTAGTCATATAAACCGTGTCTATATTGTTTGCGTGGTTGAACTGGTGAGCAGTAATAAAAACACCGTCAATAGCAAACCCAAGACGAACTGAACCTACACCAAGCCACTCATACTCAGACCAAAGAATCTGTGCCTTACTTAAGTCAAGAAGTACATCTGAAGGACCAGTGCCATCAAGTTTGTCTACATTCCACTCAGATTGAGGAACTCGAACTTCGACAACATTGCCGCTTGCATAAGAACGTCTTACAAAGTTAATGGTTGTTCCATCAAGCTCTAAATAAAAACCATTGTGAATTGAGAAGTATCCTGCTCTTTGACGAAGATTTGTCTTGGCTGGAGCAAAAACAAAAGTCTGCAAAACCTGTAATGATTTACCTGGTTGGTATGAAAAAACCTTTTTTGTTTCTCTATAAAGTTTGTCACCAGAAGCAGTTCCAATAGTCAAAGCAGCTGTGCTTTGTTCTGGGATGTGAGTTGCTGAAGCGGTACCAGAGGTTACATCGCTAAAGTCTCCGTTTTGACTGTATCTGTGGGAGGCGTCAAATAAAGTAAAACCTTCAGAGACCTTGGTACGTCCAAACATGTCTGAGCGATATGCGTTAATTTGATCGCGGGAAGGTTTTGAAACATTTGTGTTTGGTGTTGTAGCCATTATTAAAGTATAAAGTAATAAAGGAATTTGACTTTA